GAAGCACAGCGTGCTCTGGACTGGCGTAAAGAAGGTAATAGAGGTGGAACGCCGGTTGGAGTGGCTAGAGCCCGCCAACTAGTTAATAAACAGAATCTATCTCCTAGTACGGTAAAAAGGATGTTTTCTTTCTTCTCCCGTCATGAGGTTGATAAACAAGCACAGGGTTTTAGCCCCGGCGAAGAAGGGTACCCCTCACCAGGTAGAGTAGCCTGGGGACTTTGGGGAGGTGATGCAGGTTTCTCCTGGTCTAGAACTAAAGTTAACCAGATGAACCGTATAGATGAGAAAAAAATGTTTGTACTTAATGCTACAATTAAAAAGATTTCTGAGGATGCTGACTATATCACTATACGTGGCATGGCATCAACCAAGGACACTGATAGGGTAGGGGACATTATGGACCCGGATTGCTGGACAAAAGGCGGTCTGGATAACTATATGAATAATCCCATTATTCTATTTAACCACGACTACAATAGACCGATAGGTAGAGGTACCGACGTAAAGGTTACGAAAAATGGTTTAGAACTGACTGCTAAAATTAGCAAGGCAGATAGATACATTTCGAAGCTGATTCAAGACGGTGTACTTAGTACCTTCTCTGTTGGGTTTAAAGTTAGGGAAGCAGACCACATGAAAGAAACAGGTGGGTTGCGTATTAAAGATGCGGAACTTTATGAAGTTTCCGTGGTTTCTATTCCGGCTAACCAAGCCGCAACATTTGAAATAGTAAAATGTTTTAGTCCTACTGAGTTTGAACTTTACAAGAGTGGACTGACTACACCGAAAGGTGAAAGCGAGACGGACGTCTCAGAAAGAAAGATTAATATGAACGAAGAAGAACTCAAGGCTCTGGTTGCTAAGCAAACAGCTGCTGCCGTAAAGATGGCTATGGCTGAAAGAGATGCGGCTGAAGAAAAAGCTCTTAAAGAAAAAGAAGAAGCCGGTAAGCTAGAAGACATCAAGCAAACTGTTGCAGTAGCTGCATCTGGAACTGAAAAGCTCCTAGCTGAAGTTAAAGCAACTTTTGAAGCTAACCGCGAAGCAACCCAGAGTGAGATTAGCGGCCTTAAAGCTGCTCTTCAAGATCGTGCTGAAGAAGTTAAAGCTCTTCAGAACTCCAAGCGTCAGTTTGTTGCCTCTGGTACCAACGACTGGAAAAAAGCCCACGAGGGCGAACTGCGTGATGCTTACCTCCTAGGTAGAGTCACAGGAAAAGGTTGGAACTCAACTTATGGCCAAGAAGTTGTTAACAAAATCAGCAACTTCTCCGGTGCAGAAATTCCTGCTGCTGCAAGCATTGCACTTTTTGAAACAATCGCCTCTACTTCAATTGAGCGCGACATTCAGAACGAGCTAATTTTAGCTACTCTTTTCCGTGAAATTCCAATGACGTCTGCAGCTATGACTCTTCCTATCCTGCCTGACGCAGGTTATGCTGAGTTTATCTCAACTAAGAATATCACGAACACGGGTGGAGATGCTCCGCATGGTAACCTAGACGAGCGTAGCGATACTGCTGGTTCACCATACGAAGGTATTGACCTTGGTGCAAAGACGCTTACAACGAAGAAACTAGTTTCTCTCACGTTCCTAGCTAACGAGACAGAAGAAGACGCAATTCTTCCTATTCTCCCGCTTCTAACTGAGTCAATGGTTCGTGCACACTCACGCGCTGTTGAGCGTGCTATGCTTCGTGGAAGCAGCGGTATTGGTTCCTTCGATGGTCTAACCACAATTGCTACCACTAACTCTGACGTTGTTGCAAACACAACTGCATTTGCTTCTGATGCGCTTACATCTGACCACCTCATTGGTCTCCGTAAAGCAATGGGCAAGTACGGCGTACGTCCTAGCGATGTTGTGTACGTTGTTTCTGAGCGTGCATACTTTGAACTTCTCGAAGATCCTGAGTTCAAGGATGTCAGCCTAGTTGGTCAGACAGCTACAAAACTCCGTGGTGAAATTGGTAACGTTTATGGTTCACGCGTAGTACTTTGCGACGAGTTCGTAACGCCTGCCGTTAACGCTTTCTTCGCACTAGCCGTTAACCCGCGTAACTTTGTTGTACCGCGTCTACGTGGTGTAACACTTGAATCTCAGTACGTTCCTCGCCTCCAGCACAGAGAGCTTATTGCTACTCAGCGCCTAGGATTCGATGAAATTATTTCTGGTGCTACTGCTGTAACGGCTCGTAAGTACCACTCAGCTTAAAGGAAGTAGACAGATGGATCTGGTAACTGTTAATCAGTATAAATCATACCGTGGTATCTCAGGTAATACTGAGGATACTAAGCTTAACATTATCGTTCCATCTGTCTCCAACCTCGTAAAGAATTACTGTGGCAAAAGCTTCGTGGATCACTACACTACCAATAAGGTAGAGTATTTTTCCATGAAGTGGCCTCAGAACACAGTATTTCTTTCGGAAATTCCTATCCTGCAAGTAGTAAGTGTAGAAGAGTTTGAGAGCGAAGAAGAGGGTTCTAGTTATACTACCTTATCTGCTGCTCAATACACAGTTGATAGCAATCTAGACGCAGTTTACCGTATTGAAGGTGGACGCAGGCAGGACTTTCCGCAAGGGATAAATAGTGTACGTGTAACATACAAAGGGGGTTTTGCTACTATACCGCTAGATTTAAGACTAGCAGTTACCGACCTTATTACATATTATTTAAAAGAAGAGTGGAAGCCGGAGAAAAATCAGGGCGTATTTACTATTCGTAATGACAGTGCGGAAGCTAACTTCCCAGACCACATCAATCGTGTGTTGGACTTGTATCGTAATGGATGATTGGAAAGAAAACGAAAAAGTTCTTTTTGATAAATTATCTAATGTTGCTGACTTAACAGAGCAAGAAATTGCTGATACGCTAAAAGCAGATATAGAAGCTGCTATTGCCCAGGGCTCTGGTCGTGAAAGAGTACTTCCACGACTTATACCTTATGATAAAAATGGCAATCGTATTGATCTAGAAAAATATACTGCGTTGGTAAAGAAACACGTTGATTCTATTGAAAACCTGGTTGGCGAAATTTTTCTTATAGCAGACCCAGAAGGCATAGCTTGGAGTGAACTTTCTGCTATTAATACCTCAGTTGCTGGTACAGCTAGCGGCGGTGGCGCAGGTGCTCTGTACAAAAGAACTCTAAACAAGTCTAGTGGTAAAGCCAAAGAGCGAATGATCACTATAAATAAGCAGGGTATTGAAAATATTTCTGTAGATGATTTAGCTGCTGAAGCATACGCTGCTCATATTGCGGCTAAAAACGCTTCTGGTACTACTTTTCAATATGGCGCTTTAGGCGCTGTATTTCTTACTGAGTTTATAGATATCACAAAATCAGAGGCTGAAAATTACTATAAAGCTGTAGTAATTTTCAAAGGATTTACTCCACCAGAAAGCAAAGGTACGCCTAACAGGTATAAACTATCGGAACTTACAATAACACAAGGTGAGGTTATATTTTGGGAAGTTCCTTCGAGTGCTACCTTAGCTTTAAACATAGAACACTCTTCTTCTGATGTAGGTAGGTACTCTGAAGAATACATAACTGATATTAGAAACTTTTTAGCTAAAGTTGAACAGTATGCAGCTAAAACAAATGACCCTAAAGCCTCAAAAGTTGTAGCAAATTTACGGCGTTCCGTACAGTTGATGGAAGTCCGCATAAAAGCGTTGGATATGCTATCTAACCAAGTAGGAGAGCAGTTTCCTAGTGGTAAAGTAGATGAAGTTATGGCGTTTTATACCGCAGCTATAGAGCGCGGCGAAGATCTAGGCTTTCATGTACTATACAGGGATAGTATTACGCATTCCTTACAAGCAAGAAGTGTTAAAGTAGACGCTACTATCGAAGCAAAGTTAAAAAATAATAAAAATTTTTTCTTTTTAGGTAGAGCTAGAGCTAACGGTATAAAAGGTAACGTAGAAAAAGCATTCGTTAGAAGTCTTCCATCACTTTTGTGGAGAAGAAGATCACCTAGCCTAGTCGCTGTACAAATATATAATGCACTAATAGAAATATTTAATCTTAAAGCTAAAAATAAGTTTGCAAAAAACAAAAATAGCAAACAATTAGGCAAAGATTTAAATATATTTATTAAGTTTGCAAAAAAGGCTAAGTTAAACTTTAAGTATGATAAAGTACCTACTGAATTAGAAGGACGAGCTAAAAGAAAGAAAAGAAGTAATCCAACTAGGGTTAATACTAGCAACTTTGGGGGTCAATCTATTCCTACACAACAAATGTTGCCAATACTAAACGCAGAAATTAAACAATACGTTATAAATGAAATGGGCAGGCCTAGTCTAGAAAATCGCTCAGGAAGATTTGCAGGTAGTGTACGAGTATTAAGCGCGCAAGAAAACGCAGCTGTGCAGTATACTTACCAAAAATTTCCTTATCAAGTTTTTTCACCCTCAAAAGGCAGAAGACCCTGGGCAACAGAAGAAAGGGACCCTGCAAAAATTATAGATAGGGCTATAAAGAAATTAGGCCAAGACAGGTTCCAGAAAGTGTTTAGGACAGAAGAAAGATGACAGCACGTATATATTCTACCAGAAGATATGCTCTTGTGGACTCCTTGGTAACCTTATTTAAGCGTATAGATGGCACAGGATCATATCTTTCTAGCCTAAATCAAAACGTTTTTAGCAAATTAAAATTCTACGATGAAGTAACTGATTTTCCCACAGTTTGTGTAACAGCATCCAATGAGTCCAGACAATACCAAGCAGGCGGATACAGAGATAGATATCTAGAAGTACGCCTGATGGTCTTTGTAAATGAAGAGAACCCATTGAAAAAATGTGAAGCAATTTTGGAAGATATAGAAACCCTTGTTGAAGATAACGGCAGACTAGCTTATACCGATAGGCAAGGAACTACACAATTTACACATGATATAACAATTCTTTCAATCAGTACTGATGAAGGAACGCTGGATCCCATCTCCATTGGCGAGATGACACTAAGGGTTCATTATTAAGGAAAAATATGGCTATATTTCTAAAACGCGATACTAAGGTGTATCTGCAAAAAACTGTGGGAGCAGTATCTGCAATCTGGGAAATCCCAGTACTGGATGGCTTCACATTTACGCAGGCTAACACCACCTCAGAAGTTACACTAAATGAAATGGAAAGCAGCAATGGTTACTCTAAGCGTGGACGTAGAGCTTTTAACGATGCTCTAGCTCCTGCTGATTGGTCATTTTCTACTTACATTCGCCCATTTAAATCTAGCATTGCTTACAGTTCAGTTGCTACTACTGGTACGGGTGCTGGTGGAAGCAACAATACATTTGCTGTCGAAGAACAACTTTGGGCAAACTTTGTTGGTAAAGGTGGCTGGACTACGTCAGCATCAGGTATCCTAACTCTGGGTACTATTACTATTGCAAGTGGAGTTAACGGTACTTATCAAATAGATCAGAATGAGTTTACTACTAATGGACCTGGTTTTGGCGCTACTTTTATTGTAGAGGTTACAGGGTTAACTACAGCTTCCGTAAGTGTTGTTAACCCTGGTACTGGTTATGTTGTTGGCAACTCAATTACTATTCCAGGGTCTGCTTTAGGTGGTTCAGGTAACTTAACAACTACCGTTGCAACTCTTACAGCTGGTGAAACCTCTGCCTACGATTCGGAATCAGAAAACTTTACTAGAGATTCTACTGACCTCAATATTAGTTTTGCAGGATCGGGTGTTGGAACACTGGGTACTTTCGACCTGTTTTTTGTTATGGGTGCTACTACTGCTACTAGCTTAAACTATGCAGCTAGTTCCACAATTGAAATTTTCAAGCTAACAAACTGTGTTGTTAACGAAGCAACTATAAACTTTGAAGTTGATGGTATTGCTATGATTGACTGGTCAGGTAATGCTTCTACTCTTACAACTGAAGCAACTTTCAACGCTGGAGCAGCTATTACAGAAGGTACAACACTTACAAGTAACTTTATTCGCAATAAGCTAACAGCTCTTTCTCTTGTATCTAATACTGGCGTAACGAGAACAGCTTTCCCTGGCGCAGCTACAAATGGTGTTTATAACATCACGCTTACAGGTGGTTCAATTACTTTTAGCAATAATGTTACGTATCTAACACCTGAAGTCCTAGGAGTTGTTAACCAGCCAATCGGCCACATTACAGGTAACAAATCGGTTTCTGGAAACTTTACAGCATATGTAGACTTTGGCCTAGCAGGGGATTCCGGATCATTATTTGATGCAGCTACCAGCGCAAATGCTAGAAGCATTGTTACTAACTCGTTTGCTTTAACATTTAAAGTTGGTGGAACATCAGCAACTCCACGTTTTGAAATTTCCCTACCAACAGCTCACCTAGAAATTCCAACAATTCAGACTGAAGATGTTATAGCAGTTGACGTTGCGTTTAGTGGTCTTCCATCTACTATTACAAGCAATGATGAAGCTACACTTACTTATGTCGGTGCATAGAAAAATTTAACTTGACAAAAAATTGTCAATAAGATATATTATAGTGGCAGATTGACGTCTGCCACTATTTTTTTAAGGAGTAAAAATGAAATTAACTACATATCTAAAAACAAAACTTGAGGCCTGGGTTCCATTAGAAGGCTTTGATGGCTTTGAAGTAAAAGTCGCTTATCTATCAAGAGAAGAGCTGACTAAACTTCGTAACTCAGTTACGAGAGTTGCTTTCAACCCAAAAACCAGACAAAGAGAAGATAATATTGATTCCGAACTTTTTGTAAAAGAGTTTGTTAAAGCTGTCGTACTTGATTGGAAGGGCCTAACACTTGATATCGCATCAAAACTTCTGCCTCTAGACGTTCCTGCGGATGTTGATCTTTCTCAAGAAATTGAATTCTCACAAGAGAGTGCCTTGGATCTAAGCAAAAACTCACCAGTGTTCGACGGTTGGTTAAATGATGTTACTTTTGATCTAGAACGCTTTCGTACAAGATGAAATCGAAGATTCTTTAGAAACTCTTGACAAGTTTCTAAAACAACCTGAAGGTCTTAGTAAAGATAAATACTATGCCCTAATGGAGCAGCTAGGCAAAGAGCCCGACAATCCGCCAATAGGTTATGAGGATTTGTGCCCAGATTGCCAAATAGCACTAAATATATATAATAGACTCGGTAACCGTGTTTACGGGGATGTAGGTTTTGTAGGTAAAGACTACACTAATCTCCCCATTCTCATCGAAGTCTTTGAAATAACCAACAAGAATTATCTTATAGACCTGTTAAATGTGCTAGACTCATTTAACATAGATAAATCTCAAAAAGGTATGAAGAAGATGATGGATGATATAAAGAAGAAAAAATGAGTATTAGATTACGTGCAGTACTTGAAATGTTCACCAAAGGAACAGACAAGGCCCAAAAAGAAGTAGGTGGAATTAATCAGCAGCTTGATCAAGCTGCTGATAATGCTGCGCGTATGAATAAAACTCTTTCTCAAACTCGGGTTGGACAAGGTGCAATGGCTCGTGCGGGAGTACCCGACGTGAGCGATACACGAACCTATAGAACACAACGAGGCGTAACCGGCGCCAGAGGGGCGCAAGGTAGGGACTTTGCGGCTATGGCACAAAGTGGCGGCGGAACAGGCATTGTTGCAGCTTACGCTGAAGTAGCCTCGACCCTATTTGCTGTTACGGCCGGTTTTATGGCGCTGTCTAACGCAGCTAAAGTAGATCAAATTACTAAAGGCTTAGAAATAATGGGGGCCACTGCAGGGGTAACCCTTAGTAATACTGCTAAAGGGTTACAAGAAGTAACTGGATTTGGCATTACTGCAGCAGAATCAATGAGAACAGTTGCTTTAGCTACATCTGCGGGTTTTTCAAAAGATGAAATAGAAGCTCTAGGTAAAGTTGCCAAGGGTGCTTCTATTGCACTTGGTAGAGACTTAGGCGACTCTATGGATAGACTTATTAAAGGTACTGTTAAATTAGAACCAGAATTACTCGATGAATTGGGTATTATGGTTAGGTTAGACGATGCTGTACGAGACTACGCATTAGCTAATAATAAAACAGCTTCATCACTAACCCAATTAGAAAAAAGGCAGGCGTTTGCTAATGCTGTTGCAGCCGAAGGTTTAAAAAAGTTTGGAGATTTGGCAGAAAATGCTGACGCGAATCCTTATGATAAATTAGCTGCATCAGTTAAAGAGCTAGGTACAGAAGTATTATCTTTTATTAATATAGTTCTTAAACCTTTTATAGATGCCATGATAGCTGTTCCAGCATTGGCTTTATTACCTTTTACGTATTTGTTACAAACTGTATCATCTAAACTATTACCTACATTTGATTCAGCTATGGAAAAAGCTGGGGGTACTACAGAAAAATATGCTAGAAAATTAACTGTGATTCGTGATAGAAGTGACGAAATTACAGGGTCTATGAAAGCTGCTAATGATTCATTAGTAGCCCAAGGGAAAGCATTTTCAAACTTACAAGCACAACCAGGTATGGCAAATCGTAAAAGTCAAATTATTGGCCCTGGACTAGTTTCCCCAGAACTATCGGGTATATCTGAGAAACAATTAATAAAAGCTATAGATGAAGAAATACTATCAATTAAACAAAAGTTAGTTACTGCTGAAGGTGCCCATACTACTAGGTTAACGAACCAAAGAGATACGTTAGTTTCTATTAAACAAAAATTAACAGAAATAAAAAAAGAGCATAATGAAATTTTAAGAATTAGAAATCAAGAAATAGCGGCGCAAGCACAGTTGAACGCGCAAACGGCTCAGCAAGGTATACTTACAGAATTTAATAGCAATGTATTTTCTAAAGGGTTACTAGGAGCTACTTTAACTGGACTTGGAGATGTCTGGAGTGGTATTATAGTTCCAAACTTTAAAGAGGCAGATAAAGTAGGAAAAGGTCTAAACGGTACACTTACCGGAACTGCTATTAGATTTAAAGCTCTGGGTATTGCTGCTGCTACGGCTGGAAGACTTATAGGTATGGCGTTTCTTCAAGCTATACCTATTATAGGCCAGTTAGTAATGGTAGGAACCATAATTTTTTCAATTTTTGCCGCTTTTGAAAGTGAAGCTAGTAAACAAAAAAAGAAACTATTAGAAAACTTAAAAAGTATAAATGAAAATGCTAAAGAAGTTGAAAAACAAATAGATAAAGCATTTGAGAGAAGGGACTATGGTGCTGGATTTCAGGCAGCAATTAATAGTTTAGTTGAGATTGTAGCTGCTTTAAAAGAAATAAATGATCTGGCTAATAAACCAATTGCACCTCAGGGAGGTATAAAAGGGTCTTCTTGGTTTGATCCTGCATGGCTACAAAAGATTTTTAATACTGATGCTGCTCTTGCTGCTACTGGAGATCTTCGCGCGCGTATGGATATTACCAAAGAAGAAGCAGCAGCCTTAAATAATATTGTATCTAGAGCTATAGATATAAAAGGTTTAGAATACGGAAGAAAAGTTCAAAGAGAAATTATAGAAGCAGGAAAAGATTATCTTCCTATTGTAGAAAGAGAAAGCAAAAGTGTAGAAGGTATAGCAAATTCATGGTCTGCTGTTGGCGAAGAAGCTAGCAATGCGGCAAAAACGCTAAAAAAACTTTATGGCAAACCAATTACAGAAACAGAATACACCCCTGTTATCGCTTCATTAATTAGTATACAAAGAGAAGCTAATGCAATTACACTTGCTTTTAAAGAAGCAGAAGCAGATTCAACTACAGCTGTAGCAGGTATATACTCTAATATTGTCAAGGGAGGAGCAGACTTCTCTGCTGAGTTAGATAGAATTAATCAAGATTCATCATATAGCTTTTCAAAAACATTTAATCAGTATAAAGCTCTTGAGGCAGAAATACAAGCTATGCGAAAAGCGGGTGCGCCGGAAGCAGATGTTCAAAAAGTAATTAATGAACAAAACATATTAGCAGGTGAAGCTGTAGTAAGGCTTACAGAAGGCGAACTTATTATTAAAGGAAAAATCAGAGATACCGAACAGTTTATACTTGATAGAAGAAAAGCAATATTAGACTTAACTAAAAAACAAAATGATTTAGAAAAAAGTATAGCGCAAAAAGTTTCCGATATTGCCAAAGATAGTAGAGATATACAAAGGCTAAGATCTTTTGGTACTACGGAAGTTTCACCGGCTACTGCTTTACAGGATGAGCTGGATAACGCTAAAGAAAAAGCACGGATTGAAAATATCGGGTATAGTACTAGAGCAAAACTTATAGCCCTAGAATTTGAGTTAGAAGCTCTTAAGTTACAAAGAGCACAAATAACTCTTGAAAATGCTGTTAATACTATAGCTGCTTTTAGTAGTGGGGCAAACAAAACTGGAAAAGAGATTGCTTCTGAAATTTTTAAAGGACTGGGGGAAGATAAATCCTTTGATAATTTTGTAAAAGCAATCAAAAGCAAAACCTTTTTAGACCCTTCTACCTCTTTTGCAACTACCATTGATTTTAGCCCAGAACAGATAAATTCTTTGTGGGATTATGCTACAGGTTTAGACTACACAGCCAAATCTAAAGAAGCTTTAGCTGCAATATCTACGCTACAAACAACATTATTAGGGTTAGAAACAGACGCTAACCAGTCTGCAGTTGATGTTATACAAGCAAAAATTGAGGCCTATAATTCCCTACGTAATATTGAATTAAGAAGAATTGAAGACAATAAAAGAACTTTAGATCAGGCTGAACAATTACTAGCTACTGAAAGAAAAACTCAAGAATCTCTTATTGAAACAGAAAGAATGCTTGAAGATATTAATAGACGCAGAGTAGGGGCACCACTCCCTCCACAGTTAGATCTTACAAGGCAAATCGAAGACCAAAAAACACTAATAGCAAACTTGTTGCAAGATAGAAAAAATTTAGAAGATAAGCAACAGCAAACAATTGCTACTGCGGGAGAAAATCTTATTTTATCTTTTAAAAGATATTTTGACGCTAAATTTGATGAAAATATTGATCCAACTGTATTACAAGAGGCAGCTGAAAACCTTACTAGGGCTAGAGACATTGCTGATGCTGCTACAATTCAAGGTGCTGCTACTATGAAAGACTTTGACGCTGCTATGGTAAAAGCAAAAATAGCATTAATCAGCTTAGAATCCTCTCTAGCTACTGTAGACAGCGTAATTAGAGATGCTAAAAATCAAGGGAGAGATAACCTCGCAATATCTAAAGCAGGAGCAGGAATGAGCTTGTTAGGAGCGGGGGGTACATTTAACTCTCTTGTAGAGCAAGCAGCCAAAGACCAAAAATATGGCGGTGATATATCCAAATTACTTGCGGATGATGAAGCCATGGCTAAAATAAGACAAGCTTCTACAGAAATAGAGTTTATGAATATTCAAGCAGAAGGTCTAAAAAGTACTTTTGAAAATATTAGAACAGGCATAGAAGGTGCATTTATGTCAATAATTGATGGATCCAAAAACGCTAAACAAGCATTTGGTGAAATGGCAGCAGCAATAATTAAAGATATTGCTGCTATGATTATTAAAATGTTAGTCTTTAAAACTATAGAGATGGGGTTAAATTTCCTGATGCCAGGGTTAGGTATAGGAGTTAGCACCGGAGCTAGTACTGCCATGCACGCTACTCCAGGTAGTAACATTAGAGGTAGAGCTAATGGAGGCCTTATTGCATTAGCTAACGGAGGCATAATGGATGCCAGAGGTGGTCTGCAAGGAATTGTTTCTAAACCAACATATCTTGTTGGCGAAGGTCGTTACAACGAAGCGGTAGTCCCACTTCCTAATGGCAAGTCAATTCCGGTTCAAATGCACGGTGGTGGGCAGAGTAACAATGTGGCAGTTAACGTTAACATATCAAACTCTGGTCAAGTTCAAACAGAAACCCAGGGGCAAGATATGGGCAACCTAGGTCAGGCAATCGCAGTTGCAGTTCAAAAAGAGCTTATTGCTCAAAAGATGCCAGGAGGTATCCTGAATAGATATGGAGCTGCATGAGCTATTTCATAATACCAACATCAAGTGGATTAGTTAGCACTAACACTACTATTTACTTTGATAATGGACTCTCTATATCTAATACGCCTAATAAAAAAGTAATGAAATTTGGGGATGGATACTCGCTATCCATCCCCTTATCGCCCCTCAGAAGAGACTTTAATTTTTCATTATCTAATAGAGAGCCTGCTACTATAAATCTAGTAGAAAGTTACTTTAAATTTCTACAGGCACTTGTCAATGAAAGTACAGCAAGTAAACTAATCAATGGACTTAACATATTTGATAGAAACGTAAATGGAGAACTACTATCCTTTAATAAAATTTATTCTAGGTATTATGAATCAAATGGAGCGTACACTATTAGTGGCTCAATAAGAGAGGTCTTTAGGTGATTTATTTTATTATACCCGCTGGCACATATGGCGGAATAACCACAGCAGAACTCACAGTAAATCTTGATAGGGAACTATCTAATAGTATTTCTATGAGTACTATACAGGATGGTCAAATAATAGAGCAAAGTAGACCCGACGGTATTAATAACGTAAAAGAAGATTTGTCATTTACGATAAAAAACAACCTTAATGCTAAACTTATTGATAGGTACTTCACGACTTTAAATGGTACCGGAACAATAAATATAGTTTTTCCAGAAGTAACAAAAAAAGTAGTTATAAATAGCTGGACAGTAAATGTAAAGCATGCGCTATACCCAGATATTTCTGTAAACGCTGAAAGAGTCTATCTATGATACTTGATATTAATAAACAGAGAGTTACATCCGACTTAGTAGAGTTATACCAAGTCCAAGTACCCTCCGGGTATGTTTACTTTACTACTTATCCTACTTCAGTTACTTTTAGAGATTATTATTCTCCCTATACAACTCGCACGTATACCCCACTTCCAATTGCTTTTACGGGATACGAAAGCAAAGCGGATGGTGCGTACTCTAGACCTAGAGTTACTTTTGCTAATGTTCTTACAACATTTAAAGATGCACTAGGATCTAATGACGATCTTATTGGTAGAAAAGTAATTAGAAGAAAAACACTATTTTCTCAGCTAACTACTGGCAGTGGCTCTACACCCCCTGTAGAATTACCCAAACAAATATTTATAATTGACAGAATAGAGTCTGAAAGCCCTACACAGGTAATATTTGAACTAGCTGCACCGTTTGATTTAGCTAATATAAAAGTTCCCGGTAGATACATCATTCCTAATACATGTGCCTGGATCTACCAGGGTAATGCTGCGGATAGGTCCCTTCAAAAAATAGGCGGGTGTACTTGGAGAGAAAATAATTCTAACCCAGGATTTGCAGTTTACTATGATTATAATAACTATTTAATTGCCTCTTCATTCGCAACACATACGGGAGGCTCCTATACTAAAAACGTTCTGTATAGAGTAACTAAAACTCTTACTAGAATAAATGAGAATGGATCCACTACTTCTGTTAGCGGCTTTGACTATTGGCAGGCTATTACTAATGGAAGTGGAGTTGTCGTACCTAGCAACTTTAGAAGATGCAGAGCTTATGTAGCTTATAATGCTAGCACAATATATTATAATTATAAAGAAGGTAGACTATATAGTGATGTAGTGCTTTATAATAATAAAATGTGGGCATGTACTAAAAGTCATTCAGGCCAGGCTCCTATAGAAGGATCTAACTTCTGGGAAAGAATAGATGTTTGCGCAAAAAAATTATCTTCTTGTGCAGTAAGGTTTAAAGCAACACAATCTGATGGTGTAACTCTCGTAGATCAAAATGAATCAATAGTACTACCCTATGGAGGTTTCCCTGCTGCAAGAAGATTTAATAGATAAGTGTAAAGCATGGTTAAATAGTCATACTGACATTTCTGAACCTTGTGCTGCTATTATCACACAAAAAGGTAAGTATAAATTAGTACCCCTCAGCAATACTAGTGAGGACTCAGAAAACTTTTTTGTCCTTGGTGCAGACTATGTCAAACTGTCACTAAATAGCGATATACTGTTCATAGTACATGCGCACCCCGATAATTGTATTCCTAGCGAGTATGATATATCTTGCTGCAATACTATAAACATTCCTTATGTAGTTTTTAATAAAGAAACGCTAGACCACTCTACGATATATCCTAGTAACTACAAAAACTTAATTGGGCGAGAATATAAGTTTGGCACTTATGATTGCTTTGAGGCGTGTAGAGACTGGTACATGTATCACAATGTTATATTGCCCGTTAGAAAAGACTGGAAGGATGACTGGTGGTTAGAAGGACTAGACTATATAAAAGACTTCGAGTCCTGGGGATTTAAAGAAGTAACTTCATTACAATACGGCGACTTATTGGTATTTGGGCAAGACGTTTATAATCATATCGGTGTATATATTGATAATGATATATTTTTTCATCATGCCGTCAATAGATTATCTTGCAGAGAAAGTATCTATCCTTTCTGGGGTAGTATGTTAAAAAAGGTTTACAGATATGAGAAAAGTAATATTGCAAGGAACTCTTGGAGATAAGTTTGGGTCTTTTTGGGAGATAGATGCCAATACGTATCAGGAAATTTTTTCTTGCATCGAAGCTAACTACCCTTCGTTCAGAAAGGAATTAATAGATATAGCTGAAGCAGGCGGCGACCTTGATATACAAACTGGAGAAAAGTTTCTAGAGGTAGAAGATATGTTTTACCCCGTTGATGCCGATACAGTAGTTATTACTCCTATTCCTGCTGGAGCCAAGTCAGGTGGCGCTAAGATAATGGCTGCTATTGCTATTGTCGTTCTTGCTTTTGTTATATCACCTGTTTTAGGTACATTTGCTGCTGCTAGTGCCGGTACTGTCGGCGCAACTTATTTTGCACTAACAGCTGCTTTCTTATTGGCAGCCAATCTTGCACTAACAGGCATAGCCCAATTGTTAGCACCAGATCCTTCTGTTGATACCAATGACCAAGATTATTTATTTTCTGGCCCGGAAAATACCATTGCTGCCGGCAACGTTGTACCTGTATTATTTGGTGAGATGATAGTTGGTGGAGTAGTAATCAGCTCGGGCATTGGGGCTAGCTATGCACCTTCTGGGCATGTAGGAATTGGGGGTATACCCACAAATCCTTTTACACTTGGAGTGCTGCCTTCTAACTTCCCGATAGTTTCTATACCAATGCCAGGAATTATTACTATTACTCCTCACTATCCTTCTTCTACGGGTATTGTGGAAAACCCAATTACTATTATTATTGATACGCCTTACCCGGCATATGATGGAACAGAAGCACGATGAGATATTATAAAAACTCTACTGGAATAGTTTTTGACCTTATTAGCGAAGGACCTATCAGCCTTGTTAATGGATTAAATTCTATATATTTAAATAGACGTCCAATAGCTAATGCATCTTTAGGCAGGGCCGCTTTAGGAGGCCCAGCATTAGTATTTTTAAATAATAATGGATCTTCCATATACTTAGGGGAACAAAGATTAGGTATTGGAACTGAGATTCCTATACTAATTAAAAAAGCGGCTAAACAAAGCACAACTACTGTAGTAGCTGGTGCTTTTACTATAAATGCTGCCTCCTTTTTTACTTCTAATATGTTAGCCAGCAATTCTGACGGGGATGGAGGGCTATATCAAAAAGTTCGTATTCCAGGTGCCGGTGTAGGCGGTGAAGAATATGAGGGAGAAATTTTAAGTATTAGTGGTAACATTGCTACAATGGATACCCCTATTGGTACTAGTATAACCGGCCCAGTATATTGGGATCACTTTACTTATGGAATTGAATTTAATAATAATGGAGTGTACAGCATTACTTTAAATGTAGCGGCGGCTAACTCAACTTTTTGGAACGCAAATTTTACGCCGCCAAGCAGTAACTGGACTAGTGTTGAAGCTATCATTGGAGCAGGAAGATTAAATATAAATGCTGACAATACTAGCCTTAATTTTAAGGACGTAAAAGTTAATTTTAGAAATGGTGCGGCTAATCAGCCCCCTGTAATAAATACAACAGGTTTTTCTTCCGCAAGCTATGGCATAAATCTAAATGCAGAATTAACTCAGGTTACAACAGCTATTCAAGAAGATGGAACGTCTGTAGCAATTTATAATAATAAAACTAATCCTTGGTGGACTTCTGATAGTATAGGTGAAGTACAGCCAGAATCCGGTGGGTCTGTTTTTGTTTTAAATACAGGATCGGGTGCTAATGGATTAAATATAGGTTCTCCTTCTGAAGTGGATGAAGTAGTTATTACTATAAATACTCCTGAAGGGTTGTATGGAATTAAGGAAAATGAAGATCAAAGTAAAACAAATGCAGGTGCTGTTTTCCAGGTATTTCTAAAATATAAAGTAAATGCTGCAGCAGACTGGCAAAGAAAACTAATACTAGGTCCTTCTAAAGAAGCTCTAACAGCTTCCACTGGTTATTTTGTTCATAACCAAGGTGCTTTGCGTAATGGAGGAAATTATTCTGGGGTACTTAAAGCCGAAGTAGACTCTGCAGTTAACTTTGATTTTAGAATAAATCTACAAGAATTTAGACCTTTTGATAATTTTGAAATAGAAATTTATAAGATTACCCCCGATAGATTTAAAGTTGGAAAGTGGACTTATTTTCAAAAGACTGTAGTTACTTCTGCCCAGGCTTATGTTCATGACAAGTTATCTTACCCTTACTCTGCGTATGCCGCAATAGAATTTGATTCCCAAGAATTTCAAGGCAATATTCCAGAAAGAGCCTATCATTGTTATGGGGTCGATATGGATCTGCCAACAAATTATATAACAAGAGAAGAATCTGCTAATGGTATTGCTAATTATAACAGATCAGGTGGTGTAGATACCGGGGTTTACCAGGTTTGGAACGGAACTTTTAGAAGGGGTTACTGTAACAACCCGGTTTGGAACCTTAGAGAGATCTTACTAAATAATAGATGGGGGTTAGGTAACTGGCTTACTGCTGATCAAATAAATAAGTACTCTTTATACTCTTTAGCAAGATACTGTGATGAACTAGTGCCAGATGGTAAAGGCGGATTAGAACCTCGATTTACCTGTGGTGTATACTTAACTCAATCTACAGAAGCTTACAAAGTAATTAAAGACTTTGCAACAACAATGCTAGCCTTGCCCTACTGGGTTGATGGAGAGTTTATTTTAGAGGGAGATAGGCCTGCTGAGCCTGTTTATACATTTACTAAAGGTAACATAGAAGGAGGCATTTTTTCTTATGAAGGCACAGGTAATAGAACTAGAGCCAATCAGATAGCTGTTACTTTCAATGATAAAGATAACTTTTATGAGCAAAGCGTAGAATTAATAGACGATATAGATAATATTGTTTCAACTAATAGACTAATAACTGAAGAAGTTGTTGCATTCGGCGCCACTACAAGAAGTCAGGCTATACGATATGGTAAGTGGAAGCTTTTAACTGCTAAGCTACAAAAAGAATTAGTATCTTTTAAAACTGGAGAAAATGCGGGGTATTTAAAACCAGGAAGCGTTATAAATATTCAGGATGCAGATAGGGACAGAGTTAGATACTCAGGTAGAGTTGTTAGTGCTACTACGGGGCAAGTAACAATTGATAAGCCCGTAACATTAAATGTAGGAGAAACATATCAACTACACGTTTTTGTTTCTGGGTCTGCTACGTATCTTTTACAAGAAACAGCTATTATAGGAGGAATATCTTATAGCTATGGAAACATACTACCTATTTATACGGAGGCTGAAGCCGAAGTTTTAAGAGATGATAGTAATAATCCGGTTAGTGTTCAATTCAGCCCAGATTCTCACCTCCAAACTAGAACTATAACAAGTAGTGTTGGGTCCGTGTTAAATGTTGAGTCGTTCACTGCAGCTCCCGAGTCAGAAGTAATTTGGGCAATCACAGCAAAAAATAATACGGGTACTCTAGTAGGAAGCCCTAAAACGTATAGAATTTTAGGTATTGGAGAAGATAATAACTCTTATACAATTACTGCTGTTGAGCACTTTAACGCAAAATTTGATAGTATAGATGAGGATTATCTTGCGGACCCCCCAGAGTATGTTAGAAGATACACAGAGGTACCTTCTGTAACTAACTTTACAGCAACTTTGCAATTTAATTCCGAGGGTATTTCAGAAGCTAATTCTAGCGTAACCCCAAACATCGTGCTAAGCTGGGATCCCCCAGTAGAAAATGGAACTATATATTCCGATTTTAATAGGTATGAAGTTAAGTACAATAAACCTGACGGCTCTCTTACTATAATTGATGTACCAAAAGACTCAATTTATTATGAGCTAAAAAATGCGCCAGAGGGACTACATAATTTTTCAATTCAAGCTGTAAGTAATACGGGTCCCGTATCAGTATCAAAAATTTCTAGTATTGTAGTATCAAGGGATAATTTTGTGCCCGGAGTATTTAAACAGTCGTCCTTGCTAAAAGGAGGAGTATTTAATAAAACTATATCCTTCTCTGGTGGAACCCTTACAACTCCTAGCACCTATACATTTGTAGCACCTTCGGGGGCTCAGAAAGTTTTATAATGAGTTTTACTAGTTTAGATTTTACAAGTATGGGTTCAAATGCCTATATTGTTTATAATGTTGACACTGGCTTTAAGCTTCTAACAGAAGTGTTAGACGGGCCTGTTGCTTACTTATCGGATGGTGCAGCAGTATCACTTGGTAACTGTTATATGCAGGGACCCGTACTTACGACACTAACAGGGTCTTTTTCTACACTTAGCAGTAGAGATAGACCTATTGTAAAAGTCGGGTCTTCTTGGGCAGTAGTAACGCAATTTTTGGATAATTCTAATGTTGTTTTAGATAGAACGTTTGATAAAGGTAGACTCTGCACTATACTTAGTGGTACAGTTACTACTGTAAACAACTATACTGCTGGCACTGCAATTACCTTTGAAAGCACTGGTGTACTACCCACAAATATTACAGCGGGTCAAATTTATTATGTTTTAACTGCAACTACACAAACTTTTACGTTTAGCGCTACTGTAGGTGGGTCTGCTATAACTACGTCAGGAGGGTCTGGACTTCATTCTGTTTATAGAGTGTTTAGCGCTATTACGCCTTCTTATGCCCCAGATACTATAAAAGACACTATTATTGCTACTGTTACAAAAACAGGCACAAGCCCTAATTTTGTATACAATATAGACCCTTACTATTCAGTTAATAATGAGTCAACCACTATTATTACTACTGTTACTGCTCTACCTGTATCAGGAGAGTACGTAGGTCAGTTAGTACTATTTACTAACCTAATCTACACTTGGAATGGAACTAGCTGGGTTACTTCTTACGGAGAAGATGGGGCTACCGTAACTTTAACGACCTCAAGCCAAGCTTTTACATACACTACAAGCGGAACCACACCTACTCCTGCATCTGCAACTATTACTGCAAACGTATTAAATGTAACTAATCCCCAGTACAGATTTCTTCTAAACGGCAGCGAAGTTCAGGCTTGGGGAATTACGCCTAACTACCCTTATACACCTCAAGCTAACTTTACTAATATGCCTGACTTAATAAAGGTAGAAGTTAGAGAAGGTACCGGCTCTGTTATAGCTTCTGATATTTTAAGTACTTTTGGCGTCAAACCCGGAGAGAACGGAGATGACGCTGTAACAGTGATAATGACTAATGAAGCGCATACTTTAGCTAGAGATGGTGCTTCTGTTGACTATAGTAACTCTGGTACTTCATTTATTGTATATATTGGCACCACTGTTTGTGCTTTTGGAGCTTCTGGTGCATATACCTATAGTGTATCTGCTACTAACAATAATATAGTTGCCGCAACTCCTACTAGTGGTGTCTATGGAAATGCTAGTGGACTTGCAACGGGAGTACTTTCGGCAACTATTACATTTACTATCACTATACGCGGACCGGATGCACAAATATATGCTACGGTGACTAAAGTACAAAGTTTTTCCGTTTCCGAAGCGGGTAGAGATGTGCAAGTTTCTACCGGAGCTACAGCTCCTTCTAGCCCAAGTACAGGGGATATATGGTACAACGGTGACGTAGCTTTTTATTACAATGGCACTGTTTGGGTACAAATTGTTAATGCCCCCACAGGTACCAGAAGTTTATCTTCGCTATCTGATGAGGGTATTTATACTGGTGAAATTGCATATTATTCTGGGGATTATTATATTTGGGACGGTGCTCTGTGGCTATTAGCAATTGATGGAATAACTTTAGCCTTATCTAATCAAACTCATACGCTACCAGCTAGTTCTGCTGGTGTTCCTAGCACTTATGTAGGGGCTAGTACAAGGGTTTATGTTTATTCCTCTGGAACCGACGATACAGCTAATTGGACTTTAAGTGCTTCTACTACCAATGTTACCGGCTCGTTTGGGTCCGGTGCTAATAGTAATCTTTATACTGTTACTAACTTGTCACAGCCTGCAGGATTTGTTGATATAACGGCAACTAAAGGTTCAAGAACTAAAACAGCTAGATTTAGTTTAAGCACTTCTAATGCAGGAACTAACGGAGTTGCAATTAGACTAAGAGGCAACGTTCTTGCTGTTAAACAAAATAATAGTGGTGGACGTTCCCCTGGTACTATAATATTTAAAGCAGAAAATGTTTCTTCTTCTGGGGTTACTACTTACACCGGAGATATAAAAATAGAAAGCGGTACCAATGGTACAGTTTTTGGTACAAATCACGGAACAGTTAATGGTACGGAGTCTTCCTTAGACATAACGGGTTCGAGCAATACATTTTTTAGAGGTATACTGTACGTTACGGGTACCTCAACCATTATTGACGAGCAAGTTATTTCAGTTATATCTGATGGCTTAGACGGTAACTCAGGTGGAACGGTATCTAGATTAGATCTATCGAACGATAGCCACTCTATTCCAGCAACTTCTGATGGTACTGTACTATCCTACGATGGTGCAGATACAGAGCTACGAATTTACAAGGGGCAAGCTTTAGACACTGGGTGGACATTTTCTGAGATTTCGGAAACTAACGTTTTAGGCTCTTTCCCAGGTAGCAGTTCAACCTCTACAGCAAACCCCGCTGTTTGGACAGTATCTAGTTGGAACGGAACGGCTGATGTAGCCTATGTAGATTTTCAAGCGACAAAAACTGGGGAGGCTACACAGTATGCGACTTTTAGCTTAACAAGAGTTAGAGGAGGTGCAAATGGAAGCAGCCCCACGGTATATAAGTTAGTACTTTCTAGGAATTCTGTAATAAAAAACCCTTCAGGTGTATTTACTCCAGCCTCTTTAACTTTTTCTGCTGTAAGCATTACTGGAAATAACTTGCCTGTATCTTATGCAGGCACTATAAAGTATCAAATTGATACTGGTAGCGGATTTGGCTCCGAAATTACAGGCACTTCTTACACACCAAGTGGTAACGTTAGAGATATAAAAGTTAACTTATACGATGGAACAACTCTACTAGACTCGGAAACTATACCTGTTATTGTAGACGGACCTCCTGGAATAAATACCGCTACTATTAGCTTATATAACAAAAATACAAGTGCTGTTACACCTCCAGCTGCATTTACTGGCACTGCAACTTATACATTTGCTACTAGTGCAGTTACAGGGCTAACCTTAAATGGGTGGTCTACAAGCGTACCAGCTATAGCTAACGGAGAGTACTTGTGGGTTAGGCAAGCGGTAGCGTCTTCTAATGTTGCTACCGATGATATTGCAATTGGTGAGTGGTCTGGTGCTGTTGTACTGTCAAACGGAGGCATAGATGGGTTGAATACAACACCTTTATTTTTATACAATAAAAATACAAGTGCTGTTACACCTCCAACTGCGTTTACTGGTACTGCAACTTATACATTTGCTACAGACTCTCTAACTAATCTTACCTTAAATGGTTGGACACGTACAGCGCCTTCTTTAATTGCCGGAGAGTACCTGTGGGTTAGACAAGCAGTAGCGTCTTCTAATACTGCTACTGATACCATTGCAATTGGAGAGTGGTCTGCAGCCGTAGTAGCAGGAGTAGCAGGTACTAATGGGCCCGCTGGGTTAAATAATACCACTATTAGCTTATACAACAAAAATACAAGCGCTGTTACACCCCCAACTGCGTTTACTGGTACTGCAACCTATACATTTGCTACTAGTGCAGTTACAGGACTAACTTTAAATGGGTGGTCCACAAGCGTGCCAGCCATAACTAACGGAGAGTACTTATGGGTTAGACAAGCAGTAGCATCTTCTAATACTGCTACTGACACTATTGCAATTGGTGAATGGTCTGGGGCTGTTGTGCTTTCAAATGGGGGCATAGATGGGCTAAATACAACGCCTTTATTTTTATATAATAAAAACACTAGCGCTGTTACACCTCCGACCGCATTTACAGGCACTGCAACTTATACTTTTGCTACAGATTCATTAACCGGTCTTACTCTTAATAGCTGGGCACGAACTGCTCCTTCTTTATCCGCAGGAGAATACTTATGGGTTAGACAAGCGGTAGCATCTTCTAATACTGCTACTGATACTATTGCAATTGGAGAGTGGTCTGTAGCAGCAGTAGCAGGAGTAGCAGGTACTAATGGACCTGCTGGACTAAATAATGCTACCATTAACTTGTATAATAAAAATACAAGTGCTGTTACACCCCCAGCTGCATTTACTGGTACTGCAACTTATACATTTGCTACTGCTACAATTACAGGGCTAACCTTAAATGGATGGTCTACAAGCGTACCAGCCATAACTAACGGAGAGTACTTATGGGTTAGACAAGCAACAGCGTCTTCTAGTACTGCTACTGATGATATCGCAATTGGTGAATGGTCTGGTGCTATTGTGCTTTCAGTTGGGGGTACAAACGGTACCTCTGCAGTGAGTGGCTATCTAACTAATGAGTCCCAAGCTTTATTTGCATATGCTAATGGAACTATTACTTCTTATACACCCGCTACAGGGTCTTTTGTTATAGTGAGTGGTACCACAGATATTAGTGCTAGCTTTACATTGTCTACTCTCTCAAACCCACAAAACTTAACTGTTGCTTATGTTAACAGAACCTATACGGTTAGTGCGGGGTTTGATGCAAACGAAGATACAGCAAGTTTAACTATAAGGGCTACAGGGTCTGGTGCTTACGCAGGCATTACTATAGATAAAGTTTTTTCTTTATCTAAAACTAGAGGTGGGTATGAAATTGTCGCTACTTTACCCGCAGGAGGAGACCCTAGAAATTTTGCAGGTAGTATAGTTTTTCTAACTACAGATAATAAGCTTTATAGATATAATGGCACAGCATGGGTAGCTACTGTCCCTGCTGGAGACATAACGGGCCAGTTAATTGCTGCTCAAATTGCTTCGTTGGCCGCTTCACAGGTTACTGGTCAGTTAACTGATGCTCAGTTGGCGGGTATTGCAGCAGCTAAACTTACTGGCACGATAGCAAACACACAAATAGCAGATGGGGCAATATCTACCGCCAAAATAGCTGCGGGAGCTGTAACTGCCGCTAGTATTGCTGCAGATACTATTACGGCCGCTAATATTGCTGCTGGTGCAATTACTGCATCTGAACTTGCGGCTGGATCTGTTACCGCCGCTAGTATTGCTGCTGGTACAATAACTGCTACTCAAATTGCAGCTGATACTATTACAGCAAATCAAATAGCAGCTAATGCTATTACTGCAACCGAGCTCAATGCTAATGCGGTTACAGCGGATAAAATAAATGCTGGGGCTGTAACAGCGGGTAAAATTTCTGTCACAGAACTTAGCGCAATTAGCGCAAATATGGGTACTGTTACAGCAGGCTTAATTCGTAGTGGGACAGGCGGAGATAGAACAGAAATAACACCACAGCGCATAGAGGTATATGCAGGCGGCACTTTACGTGTTAGATTAGGAATATGGTAATGCCACAAGGATTACAGATTTTCAATGCATCAGGTCAAATAACATTAGATATAGGCTCTAGACCTATGAAACTTTTGCAGGTAAATAGCCTAACTGCGGGTACAAATCTTAGCGTTTCTGTCTCGGGTACTATAGTGCCTATAGTAGCAAACTCTTCACTAAACTACACACCAATTATTACAGTTTCAAGTAGTTCAGTAGATGTTACCTGGAGATCGGGGTCTACTGGCGTTGCGACATTACTTTTACAGGAGTATTAAATGCCGATAGGATTTCAAAGTTTTATACCTGGAGGGTCTATTGTACAAATAGATTCAGAAAGGTTTACTTATATGTTAAAACAAAAAGGCACATTAACAGGGACTTTTACAAGTGGAAGTTTTGGCGGAGGGTTTTATGTTGCTAGTGTTACTATTACAGGTTGTAATACTCCAATAATGTTTTCTGCTGCGGGCTCTGCAGTTTCAGGTTCTACTAATAATGGGGGAGGTAGTTGGACTTTTAGTTTTCGCGCTAACTCTTCTAGTATATCATATGCTTTATTTGATATTGGCCTAAGTAGTGGCTCTACTTTTGGATTACAGCTTTTTAACTCATCAAATCAGTTAACTTTCGATTCTAACTTGGTTCCTTTAACAATAGTTTTTTCTGGGACTGAAAATATATTTACAGGCGTTTTTACACCCGCGTTTTTTACAGGAGAGTCGGGGAGAGTATATTACGCGTCAGGTATGGATAGTTATAGTTCTATAGCAGGTACCGAAGTATTTCCTGGAGATTTTGAAGACTATCAATCTTATGCGATCATGGAAAAAACTGGAAATGATTATAGTATAGGGTCAGTAGGTTTGGTAGGAAGTACTAATGACGGAAATAAAAATGATGGAACAGTTGGAAATATACCTTGGCTTTTAGCCGATGTAACTTATACATAGGAGAAAAATGAAATATTTACTATTATTATTACTAGTTGGTTGTGCTACAGTTGAACCAAAAAGACTACCAGAAGCAAAAGATAAAGTAAACGTACCACAATGGGAAGAGTATTGCTCACGTAATGAATGGATTGATCCCGCTTGTGAGGTAAAGTAATGTTTGAATTGCAAGACAACAAAGTGAAAGAAACTTCAGAGCTATCTACTCTTTTACGTACTATTAATAACAAAGTCAATAAAATTAAATACATTGAAGATAAAAGGGTGCACAATCAAGTAGATTACTGGACGGCATATATGAATAAGTATGACGCCGGAGATTGTGATGACTATGCTCTAACAAAACGTAGACTACTTATAGAAGCAGGAGTACCTTATCAGTGTCTTTTACCTACTGTGTGTATGGTTGGAGAAGAAGGCCACCTAGTACTTGTCATACGAACGGAAAATGCTGACCTTGTTATGGATAACGTAGAACCACAAGTATTGTCCGTAGATAAATTTAATTATAAGTGGCTTTTTAGATTAGAACCCACAACAAAAAAATGGATTAAACTGTATAAGTAATAAAAACCCGCCGAGGCAACTCGGCGGGTTTCTTTTACTCTTTAGTTAACTCAGCAATTTGTTTTTGTAGCTTACTTATAATAGCAGAAGCTTGGGCTAACTGATCATAAGCTTGGTTTCTTTGTGCTTGAAGGCTCTGAATAATTGCGTTAACTTCGTCTATGTTTACTTCATTTTCCATTAAAATATATCTTCCCAGTTTCCAGTAGTGGATGCTTTTGCGTACTCCGTAGGTCTATTTTCAAAGAAGTTAGTGTGCTCAACCGCATTAATCATAGCGTCAATCCAAGGCAGCGGATTATGCTCAATCTTGAAGATATTCTTGAGACCCAACTGACTTAGTCTTCTACCAGTAATATACCTAATGTACATTTTAACATCATTAGGTACAAGACCCGGCACACTTGCACCCTCAAAGCAGGTGTCAATAAAAGCATCTTCTAGCTCTACAATACGTTCTGCAATAGAGTATAGTGAGGATTTAAGAGCATCTGTCCATAGCTCCGGATTTTCTTCGATGTACGTTCTAAACAGTTTTGTCATACCTTCTACATGAAGGGCTTCGTCTCTTACAGACCAGGATACGATCTGTCCCATATTCTTCATAAGATTATGACGAGGGAAATTAAGCAGAATAGCAAAACTACTAAAAAGTTGAACTCCTTCGGTAAACCCGCTATATACTGCTAGCGATTTAGCAATATCTGCAGGCGTATCCATATTAAACTTTTCTAGATACTCATGTTTGTCCCGCATAGCTTTATAATTGCTAAACATCTTATATTCATCATCTGAAAGACCAAGACTTTCAATAAGGAGACTATAAGCGTCAATGTGTACGGCTTCCATGCCAGCAAATGCACTCATCATCATGCGAATTTCAGGAGCTTTGAAAGTAGGAAGATAGTGCTGGCAGTATCCGCCAGCAACATCAATGTCCCCTTGCGTAAAGAACCTAAAAATTTGCGTAATAAGTTTACGATTTTCTGGTTTTAGCTTTTGATTGTAATCTTTAATATCGTCTGCAAGAGGCACTTCTGCAGGTGACCAATGCATGTTTTGTTGAGCTTTATAAAGATCGTATGCCCAAGGGTACTTAAACGGTTTAAAGTAGTCTCTAGTTTCTGTTAACATTTATCCCTCACATGCTAGACACTCAGTGTCTACTGGCTTTGAGAAGTCAAAGTTATATCTTTCCATTTTCTGAGAAAGATTATCTGACCGCCTCCAAGCTTCTGATCTTAAATAGTATAGTGTCTTTACTTCTTTTTTCCAAGCTAGCATATGTATATAATGCAATTCTTGTTTGCTTACGTCAGCCGGAAAGAAGAGATTTAAAGATTGAGACTGGCAGATATATTGTTGTCTATCTGCAGCGTGCTCAATAACCCATCTTTGGTCGATCTCTACTGCCGTTTTAAATACTTCTTTTAGCTGTTCAGGAATATCTAGATGTTGAACACTTCCCCTGTTTGCCATAATGCTTGTCCATACTGCTTCAGTATTCATACCTAGTCTCTCTAGTTGAGCTTCTAGGTACTTATTCTTCAACATGAACGTACCGCTCATTGTTTTCTGATTAAAAGCATTTGCTCTAAAAGGTTCAATTCCAGGACTTGTATTACCACAGATAATGCTAGAAGAAGCATTAGGTGCAATTGCTAGCAGATGCGCGTTTCTAACGTTGTGCCCTTTAGCGTCTGGGCAAGCACCTCTCTCAATTGCTAGTCTAGTTGTTTCTTCTACAGCCTGGTCTTTAATGTTTTTAAAGATAGCGTTGTTAATGCTTTTAGCAATTGCACTCTCAAATGCAACGCCTTTGGATTGCAGGTAGGAGTGAAAACCCATTGCGCCAAGGCCGATGGATCTTTCTCTAGTTGCAGAGTAAATAGCTTTATATAGCTGCTCTGGAGCGTTGTCAATAAAATACTGTAGTACGTTATCAAGCATACGAATTAGATCAGGAATAAAATTCTTATTATTTTTCCACTCGTCATACTTCTCGATGTTTACAGAGGATAGGCAACATACAGCGGTCCTATTCTGATCGGTAGGTAAGGTAATTTCAGAGCAGAGATTGCTCTGTCTTACTTTGAGACCTAGACGCGCTTGGAAATCTGGCAATGCATCGTTGACGGTATCTTCCCACATAATATATGGTTCGCCCGTCTCAGCTCTGTTTTGGATAATTTTAATCCACAAGGCTTTAGCCGATACTGTCTTTATTGTTTTCTTGCTGTGCGGATCAATAAGAGGCCAAGAGTCATCAAAAGTTTTATCAACTGTAGCCTTCTCAATAACCCTCATAAACTTATCAGAGATAACAATTCCTTGGTGTATATTGAGACACTTACGATTTGCATCACCTGTGGGTTTTCTGATGTCAAGAAACTCTTCGATCTCAGGGTGGGAGACATGCAGGTAGGCTGCGTTAGAACCACGTCTAGTAACCCCCTGCGAGAAAGCTAGCATCAACGAGTCAGTTACCTTAATGAAAGGAATAACCCCAGTACTCTCCGAACCGCTGGAAGTTTTGACCCCCGAGGATCTAACATCTCCCCAATAGGATCCAATTCCTCCACCTACTGAGGACAAAAATGCATCTTCAGTAAATACTTCAGTGATACCATGTCTGCTATCTTCAATATAGTTCAGAAAGCAACTGATAGGCAGACCGCGTGACGACCCACCATTAGACAAAATAGGGGTTGCAAACATAAACCAGTGCTGACTGGCATAGTCGTAAATTCTTTGAGCGTGCTCTTCGTCGTCAGAAAAAGCCTTTGCTGCTCTAGCAAAGGCTTCCTGGGGTGATTTCTCTTCTGGCAGCATGTACCTATCTGCTAGGGTTTTTATGCTAAACTCGCCTAAGAGATTATCTCTAGAATAATCTATAATCATTAGTGTCCTTCTTCTTATGCTAACTTAGCATTATAAATAGTGTTTAGTTTTTGCTTTAGCTCTGGTAGCTTGTCGCCAATTGCATCTTCGTGAAAAGAGCGTAGGTCAATTAGTTGGTAAGCAAGCATCATAGACTCTTCGGATGCGTTTAGATTAGCAATATACTTAGCTGTGCCTTTCAAAGGCAAGTTACCAATAATATCAAAAACAGACCCATACTGTTCGATAAGATCTACAGCACGTTTAGGACCAATGCCATCAACACCCGGAATATCGTCACCGGGGTCACCAACTAGTGTTTTAAAGTGCACATAGTTTTCAATAGATACTGGGTATTCCCAGTTATCAAAGGTAGTCTCTTTCCTAGTAACTGTAGAAAATCTACTGACATCTTCTTCGATGAGAAGATCCCAGTCTTTATCAGAGCTAATAAGCCAGATACCATTAATATCTAGCCCGTACTTGTTTTCTACGATGAAAGCCGCAATATCGTCAGCTTCTACGCCACCCAACTTAATAACGGGGTAGCCACACTTATCGAGGGCCTCCTGAAAAGTCCTGAAGAAATCTTCTGAGCTTTCTTTCTCGGCCTCAGTCTGATTCTCATGCCGCAATTTTCTACTTAGCTTATAGCCTGGATGGAGGCTCTTACGCCATGTAGAGCCTCCATCAGCAAGTATTACAACCTGCCCACAATCATATGACTTAGCCAATGATCGCACAGTATCTTTGAAACCGCTTACAAGTTCGTAGTCGTTACCTGCAATCTTCCAGCGGTACGCTAAGTTAAGCGCATCCACCAGTAGAGTGTTCTTTGGATCTCTGGGTTCTTCAACCATTGACTTAGCCATAATAATCTCCTATTAGCCATCATACTACTTTTTATCTTTTAAGTCAAGATCTAATTTAGACATAGCTGTCTTAAATACACCCCACTCGTTTTTTAGCCACTCTTCTGCTACCATACTATAGCAGTCTAGCGGCCCCACATATAAATAATTTTTATTCTTAGTGGGCTCAATATTTGTAACTACAAACCACTTACTTCTATCATACTTATAGAATAGTAGTGGGATACACTTAGCTGTTTGAGCCTGCAGCTTTAATTTGGGCCACCACTTTTGTAGGTTAGCTGTTTTAGAAGTTAGAAGTTTATCATTTAGTGTGGGATCTTTGTAGTTCTTAACTTCAATAACAGCTAGCTGTTTTTCGTTAGGAATATAAATATCACCTTTTAAATACTCTAAGGCTCCGGAAGCAGGAGTTCTTTCCCAACCGTCTCCCGTTGCTTCTCTCAGCATATCTCTAACTGCGTATTCTCCTCTTAGTCCTTTAGTTCTGGTATCAACCATATTTTAACCTCGATATATTATTAGTTTTCTGTACCAGAACTTCTTGAAGTAAAGGATGCGCCCATGCATGTGAAACTAGAAATGTGTTCAGCCCTTCTTCATTTAGTAGTACTTCGACCAACTTTTCTCTACCAAATTCGTCTAGAACGTTAATAACCTCGTCCAAGAATAGAATGTTGATTTGTGTTTTGGAAATAGAATTCATCATTTTTCTGATTGCTAGAAGAGTTGCAGTATTGACTCTAGCCAACTCCCCACTTGAAAGAGCTGATATATCAATCTCTGTCCCCTCATCAGTCAGGGTTACATTTAACTTATCAGAGCTAACTGAGAACGATAAAGTAAATCTACCGTCTGATAGTTCTCCTAGATAAGCGTTAGTTAATTCTTCAATATCTTTTACAAGATTCTCTAGTTTATGTGCTACTAGACCATTTGTAGAAAACGCTTTCTTTAGTATTTCTACTATCGAAAGAGTATTCATGGTGTCATGTAACCCTTGTTGTAATTTGCTCAGTTCGGCGCGATGTTCATCTAATTGCTGTAAGATTACGCTGATACGAGAATTGTGTTTTTCAACTTCAATATTCTGCTTAAGAAGGCTATTGTACTGTTCTTTTTGCTTTACAATGTCTTGCTCGATATCAGATATTTTCTTAGCTAAATCGCCCATGTTTTCTACATCGGTAGTTAGCGTTCTATCTACCTGAACAAAAATAGATTCCCACTCTTGCTTTTTAGACTTATTACGCTCTATAAGCTCGTTTAGGGTAGTAGCTTCTTTAATTTCATCAGATATTTGATCATGTTGTTTTTCTAGTGCTTCTAGTTCTTTGGTTGCATCAGAGATAAATTTACTCTGCAATTCTTTTTGAATATCCTGCTCACAAGTAGGGCACTTATCTCCTAGATTTTGTATCTTAGTTAGAAAAGTTTTTAAGTTCTTAGTACTAGATTTAATTTCTCCTAGCTTAGAAGACATCTTACTAGTATCAACTTTTTGTAGACCTACATAGTTTTCATCAAACTTTATTTGAGACAACATATTTTTTAGCTGATTGTTGTTGTTTATTCTTTTATTGATTTCTTTAATGTTTGCTGCACGCTCTTTTAGCGACCAAAGCTCGTCTTCGTTAAGATCGGGCTCTTCTATGTTGATAAGCTCTTTAGGACCTTCTGTTAGTCTATTCTTTTCGATCCAACGCTCTACTGAGTCTATAGATCCTTTTACTCGGGATACTTCTGAATTACTATCTTGTAATAGCTTTTTAAATATATCATGATACTTTTCGTATTCGTCTAGACTAAACAGATCAATGAGAAACTTTTTTCTATTGGTATCTGTGGCTGTTAAGAACGATAAGCCCTCTGTGGTGCTTTGATACATAAGTTGCACGAATATTTTAAAGTCTATGCCTAACACTTTTTCTATCGTTTTAAAAGTGTCAGTAGCAGTATGCGAAGAAATATCTACGCCATCTTCTTTTAGTTTAACCTTTAGAGTAGATTTTCTTTCTAGGTGTACTTCGTAGGCTTTATCTTCATATGTAAAAACTAACTGTATCCAATAATTGCCCGTAGTATTTCTATTACCTATATCAGCTTTTTTTATGCCCTTAGAATTTTTATTAAATAATGCTTCTTGAATTATAAGAGCTATACTGCTTTTTCCAGAACCATTTTCTCCGCGTAGCTGAGTTATAGTATTTTCGTTTAGAGATAAAACATTATTATCGCCGTAACTAAAACAATTTCCCCACTTAAGCTCTTGCAGAATTAGCATTGAATACCTCCATAGCTGCTTCTACAGATTCGTTACTTAATTCTAAAACTTCTGTCAAATAAATAGCAAGTTCTTCTTCTAAAGTTTTTTCCAATAGATTTATAGTAACTTCACTATTTCTTTTAACGATCTTTTTATCTAGTAATTCTGTATTAACAACTGTACTTAATTGTTGTAAATCTCCCTCGATCTCATATATAGTATGATCGTAATCAGTAGCTATCATATCAGCGGGATCTGTAATAGTTTTACGAATAAGTTGCGGTAGATCAAACTTATGCCAGGTCCATTTTGTTAAGTCGTTTTCATCTATAAGTAGATAACCTGTTTCTACTCTATTTCTATGGAAGCTAGTTGTCATAGGGCTGCCAGGGTACACAATGTTTCTTTGTGTATTAGAGTGGCTATGTAGATCACCAGCATATACAATAGGAAAATCTTTAAACCGATCTAAGTCTACTTCGGGTTTTACGTGTGGAGGTATTTCGCCTCTAACGTGAGTAAATAATGCCTTACCTTTATTGCACTTTTCAATACTGTCTTTTTTATGGAGGTCAGCATAGGGTAAAATTGTGAAGTCATCTAACTCGGTAGTTTTAGTTATAATTTTTACTTTGTTATTTAAGCTTTCTGTGACTACTCTAAGAGAGTCAAAGAAGGTCTCATTCTTTTTAGTTGCTTCATGGTTGCCGTCATATAGTATTGTATAGGACGTACATTTGGCTACCATGTCAAAATATATTGCTAGCTCGGGTAGTGAAGGTAGCCTGTCAAATATATCTCCTCCCATAATGTGTAAGGAGCAAGGAACGTTACTTACATCATTAATAAATTTGTAGTATCTTTTCGAAGCCCACTCTACAGGTATATTTTTAGCTCCCAGCTTTATATGTAAATCTGCTGTAAATAGTATCATATACTCTTTCTGTGAAAATAGGGAGGCAAGAGTTTTCTTGCCTCCCTAAATTTACTTAGGTAAATTCTTCCGGAATCTCATCATCAATTCCTTCACCCTTGCTAGTAGCTCCAACACTACGAAGCTCATCAAGATACTTCTTAATGTCTTCAGCAGGAGCACGACGCAGTACTTCGTCGATTGTAGGGTAGTTAGCGAGGATGCTTAGCTCATCAGCCGTAAGTGGACGATTTTTGCACTTAAGTTGCATCGCTACATACTCAACGTTGTAGACTTTAGGGCCGTTCTTGGCGCGAGAGAATACGACATCCCAACCTTCTTTGGGGTCAGAAGGATCCCCAAGGTCTTCGACCATATTAACAATGGTGCTAAAGAGCTTCTTTTTGTGGTTGAAGATCAGTACTTTGCCGGGATCTTTAAGGTCGATACAGAGGCTAGCGTAGGCCCACTCGGGGCTAAGATCCGGGTAATACTCTTTCACCCAGTCTTTTTCTACGTTGTCAAACTTCTCTGTGTCCCGGTTAAATGACAAGCACTCAACTGGGCTCTTCATACCATCTTTGTTAGGGACCCAGTAAATATATCTAGCAAGAACTCCACCATACAGGCGAACTTTGTTTTCGCCATCCCGCATTTTGTAGCTGGGAGTTTTTTCTTTGCTTGCTTCGCCTTTTACTTTGTTGAATGATAGTGCCATTGTTGTTTTTCCTTATTCGTAAGCAAAATGTAATTTGCCGTCTATAGTTGTTGTGAGTTTATTTTCCGTAGAATTTGCTAGTCTACAGTCTAGTCGTGAGTCCCCGGTTATTATGTAATCTGCATAGCTTCTCCTAGACGCTAGCATAATATACTCTACTATAACTTTAGGGGGTAGATCACTTCGTATTAACAATTCTTCAGGGTTTATTAAGTAGGAGAACCCTGTAAAATCGTAATCGTAATACTTATTATACTTTCTTTGGTTTTTAGTAGGTAAAGTTACTGGCCATGTTATAGCTTCCATAATTTTCAGGATATTTCTATTACTTCCAGCACTTACGCTTTTTACTTTTTCCCAGGAGAATAGAATCATAGCATATCCTTAATCTAAAGTCAAGGACAATTTTTCAAATGTCTTTGATATCGTAACCTTGCTTCATATAATAGGCTTTTCTACCTGCTGCTTGTTTAGCTACTGTACGACCATCGAGCTGTACATCTACAATAATTGGAGTTTGTTTACCTGGATGCTTTCTGATAACACGACCTATAAGCTGTTCAAGTAAAGGTTCGTTATTTATTGGCGTAGCTAAAATTAAACAAGATAGTTCGCTAACCGATACTCCTTCCGCAAAAATATTTGTACTGCCGTATAGTATTTTTGCATCGCCTGATTTAATTTTAGCAATAAGACTATCTCTATCTTTGGTCGGCCCTACCACACAAACACTATTTGGTGTAACTTCATGACACCTTTCTAGTAATTTTGTTCTGGCTGCTACCACTAGTACTTTATGCCCTTTAGCTGCGTAAGAAGCTGCTATTAGTGCAATATACTTTTGGTAGTCTTCTGATGCACATAAATCGTTAACCTTTTCTGCCCAAGATTGTGTACCGTCCGCAACGCGGATGGGAACACTAACTCTGTGTATACTGGGGGTAATGTAATTTTCTCTGGGCGGCGTGAAAGTTCTCTTGCTAAAGTAATCGCCGAATAGGAGGTGAAGACCGTCTTTTCTTTTATTGGAGGCAGAAAGGCCAATTTTGTACTTGGCATAACTGGAATCAATAAGTGCAGAAAACGTTTTAGAAGGGATATGATGGCATTCGTCAACGATAAGCGTTCCAAAAGTTTTCTCCAAAATAGACTTAGGGATCTTAGTAAGGCTTTGTATATTACCAATTGTTATTGGAGCAGAAAAATCAATTTTACCACTACCAATAATTGATGGAGTAAAGCCGTATACTTTTTTTACCTCTTCTACCCACTGATCCCTCAATGCTAGGGTATGAACTATAACTAAAGTTTTTTGCGCAAGCTTGCCTGCTATTGCCAAAGCTGTAAATGTTTTACCAAAACTAGTCCAAGCGTTAATAAAAGCATCCGAGTTAATTTGGGTATAGATCTCCTGTTGAGATTCCCTAAGCTCAAATTTGAACGGAGGGAACTCAGCAGGAACTTCAACACGCTTATTAATTATATCATAATACTCAGGTATAAGGTCAACCCTACCACTAGGTATTGATAAAAGTCCTGGGCGTATTATTCTAGCTGTAGTTATAATTTTTGGAGGCAGTTCTGGCCGGTAAGCATCAATACTATATGTTAGGCTCTTTAATATTTCTTTTTCTACTTCTAGATCAGTTTCTATAAAGATCCTATTAGTAATGATTGCTTTAGTCATTTTTTACTCATATTATATTTTAAAGTTAAGTAGTTTTTAACTAGAGCGCTTCTAACTATGTGCTCTACCTTAAACTCAACAAAATCAAACTCTGGCATTTTCTTTAAAATTCTAATAAAGTCTTTTAAACCGTTATCAGATAAGTCAGATTGATCTATATCGCCACAGAAGTTAATCATAGAATTTTTACCTACTCTTGTGATAACTGAATCAAGCTCATGGAAGTTCATGTTTTGAAACTCGTCCACGATTATGAAACAATTTTCTAGTGTTACACCTCTTACATAAGAAGTAGATATAAATTCTATCTTTTTTAGGCCTTTAAGTTGCCTATATACATTACCTGATTTATATAGAAATTGAAAGATTTCTTCATAAGGTAACTCGTAGATTTTAGTTTTATCTTGTAATGATCCTGGCAAGAATCCTACATCTCTAGTAGGTACTGCGCTTCGAATAATTACTATCTTATCGATATTATCTTTTTCTAATTCTAGTAGCGCTTTATATACTAAAAGTAGAGATTTACCTGTACCAGCAGACCCACATACAATTAAATTCTTAGGGCTGCTTAGAACAAGCTTCTGTGGATCATTTAAGGGTTTTAAACGCATAAGTTGAGCTTGATGCGTTTTCTGAGTTGGCTTTTGTTTCGCCATTACACTTTCTTTAAAGCGGGTGATACTGCTTCAGGCACTATATCGTATAGTTTCCAGGGAAAGTCACCAAAATATAAAATTTTAGCGTATGAACCTGTTGGAGGGCTGTCTACAATTATAGGAAAGTTTATGTCTTTTACTGTAATAATGGAATAAGTATCCCTATACATTATTGAGGAAATTTTATGACATTTAACTTTTTCTGTTGTTGTTTTTCTATACCGAAATACGTTACCTATGTGATCAATATACCACTCTTCCGTGGACGTACTGTCCTTTATTAAATCTACTAAGTCTTTTCTATATGTTTTTATTATATTAAGTTTTACCGGACTTTTTAGTCTTCTGGCTCCAAGAGTACTACCTTCTACATTAGTATCATCAATTATTCTACCCTCGCTAACCAGGAGACCATCTACTAATTGTGGTTCTCCTGGCAGCTTAAATACGGGAAAATTAATCGTATGATAGTTCTGTACTGTTTTTAAAGCGCTTTTCAAATTTGCCAAATGAATAGTCCTCCCCAACCTCAAACTCTGTTCCAATTGGGCAGCCCGGTATAGTCAGTCCTCTGTCAGTCTCAATACAGCTCTTAAGGTAAGAGCAGTACTTTTCGACTTCTTCTTCTTTTACTTCAGCTAGAATAGAGTCATGCACTAGTGCAAACATTCTAGCATCAATATTGTACGAATCAATCATATTTTGCATATCAATAGCACCCATCAGGTTAATATCTGATGAAGGAGATTGAATAAGGAAGTTAATACCTGACCGAATCTCGTGTGCAACAGTTCCTGCATCACTACTTGTGATATTTCTTAGTCGTCTTTTTCTACCGAAGTGACTATATACAAACCCGTTAGCAGCAATTTCTTCTTCAGCTTTTTTGAGCCAACGCTTGAGAGCTTTGAAAGTACCAAAGTATTCATTGATAACTTCTTGTGCTTCTTGCTTAGAGAAATAACTACCTGAGTCTTTAGTAACTTGAGCAGAAATCTTATTAGCTCCTGCTCCATATAGAATACCGAAGGTAACAGCTTTGGCTGCCTGTCTTCTATCTGGATAAAGTTTTACTACTTCATCAACTTCGCATGGAAGTGCGAAAACTTTTTTAGCAATTGTACTGTGGAAGTTACCTTTTGATTGAAATACTTCCATAAGTTCTTTATCTTTGGAGAGCACTGCAGCAATATACACTTCTGCAGTTGTCAAGTCCATTGATACAATTTTGTAGCCCGCTTTAGCTTTGATACAGCCTTTTACAGCAGGATTATCTCTAGGAAGCTGCTGCATGTTTAGTTTGCCTGAGGAGGACAAACGACCTGAAGTAGTTCCATGTAGATTGAAGTTTGTTCTAAGTCTACTGTCCCTATCTAGCTCAGGAATAATCTTGTCTAGATAAGTGTTCTTAATCTTGGAATCTTGTCTGATTTTAAGAATAAGAGCAGGAACTGGATGTTCTTCGGCTAGTTGCTCTAGAACGTCTGCGTTAGTAGAATCTGCTCCAGTGCCCGTTTTAACACCTGTAGGAGTTAAGTTTAGGTAATCAAAAAGTAATTTTCTAAGTTGTTGAACTGAGTTAGGATTGAATTTATCTTCTTGAGCTTTTTCGAAAGCAAGAACCTCAGGATATTCATATAGCTTAGCTACTGATTCATCAATACCATCAGTCATTACTTGTTGTGCAAGTTTTAGACGTTCCATATCAAATGGCACACCATTATCCTGCATTTTCAAAAGAAGTCTAACTCCTGGAATAAGGATAGTGTTATAAACTTTAGCTAGTCTAGGGTTTTTGTCTACAGCACGTTTAAACTTATCATAAAGCATAAATGTTACGCAAGCATCAATAGCTGCGTATTCTACCATAGTATCGAAAGGTATATAAGACCAATTAAAATCGCTTCGCAGTATGCCGTTAGCGCTGCAGTATGCAGCAATCCAGTCATATAGAGCTGCTTCATAATCTCCGTACTCCGTGTGTTGCAAGGCTAGTTGTTTAAGCCCGTGGTTGCCTGGCCTCTCATCGAGGAGATAATGAAGTAACATTGTGTCTTCAAAGTCAGGAAACTCAAAGTTAAAGTGGTACTGAAAAAACGCCAAGTCAAACTTAGCATTATGAAATACTACTGTTTTCCTCTTAATAAGACGCTGAAGCGCGTCAGCAACTTCATCGTCAATACAGTCGCTTGAGATATAAGCACCAGTATTATGAATACCACAAAGAGAAATACCCAACATGTGACCATTCCTAGGATAAAGGGCAGTCGTTTCAGAGTCGAGACCAAAGTACGGATACGGCTGGTCTTCGACGAATTTGATATAATCAAGAGCTCGTTGTTTGTCATTTATACCTAAGAACTTACTAGCATCATATTTTCTAGACACTTTCTTGCCACTAACATATTCGTTAATAGACTTAACCGAATCCTCCCAAAGCTTCCTAGCTTCGGGCTTGAAAGCCAACATGCCAGGATTAATTGTTGGGATAAATTTATCATCAACAATTTTACCTGCATATTCGGTAACGGAACTTTTACCCGTAAAAAATTTAAAGGGTTCCGAACCTACCAAGACAACCCATTCGTACTTATCGGCTATCGACTTTTCAATTACTACGTCTTTACGTAGTACTTTTTTAATTGCAGCATCTTCTGCAAGAGTTACCCTATCGTACTCAAAGGTAAAATCCTTAAAAGTATTTTTGGAGGGTTTAGTTTCTACTACTAATACGTTGGCCATTTACTGTTGCGTAGCCTTTCTATTTGTTTTGTGCTTAAGCTGCCGGGGTCTTGTTCATTGTAAACTATGTTTTCAACGGTAAAACCTAGGCTTTCACATAGTGGGATAAGTTTTTCTGCTGCTTTTTGTCCAGCGGTATCGCCGTCAAAAAATATATAAATTTTGTGTATACCTAGTAGCTGTAATAGCTGTAGTTTTTCTTCTGTTACGGTCTGTGTACCAAGTGTTGCCATAACATGTTTAACGCCTTTATCCCACAAATTTAGCATATCAAATATGCCTTCTACCAGAATAATAGACCCTTGATATGGTTTTGCAACCATAGGGAAAAAAGGTACTTGAGCTTTAGTAGGGTAGACCTTATACTTTGCTTTTTCAAACTGATCAAAAGATCTGCCCAAGAAACAGCTTATTTTACCAGTAATATCGTAAATAGGTATTACAAGTCGGTTTAGCAAAGAAGGTTCTAAGTCATACGTAAATGCTTTAAAGTGCAAATACGTAGATGCAGAAATTCCTCGATATTCTTGATCGAAGAACTCTGCTTTTTCGGGTATTTGTAACCCTACTGTCTCTACTTTTTTTACTTCTATTTTATCTTTTAAACGAACCCGCGCTTTATGAAGTCTAGAGACTGCTACATTATAGCGAGAATAAACATTCCCTTTAAATCCACAAGAAAAGCAATGATAAACACCTGTAGATTTGTTTATCCGCATAGAAGGATTTGAGTCCTCGTGATCCGGATTAAAACAATGCACTAGTAAATCATTGCCGCTAGTTCTAAAAACTATCTTGTGTTTATGTAGCAGTTCATCAACATTCATTTCTTACGTCCAATAGATGTTAGGTCTTCTGAGTCACCAATATACTGATAAGCACCCTTGCTGTACAGAGGTGCAGTACGTGAACACTTGCGCGCGATCTCGGCTTGTACTTCTTCAGACTCTTCATGAATCTTGCTAAGCATGCCAGTAGGAGCAGTAGACCCGGACAAGTTATTGCTACACGGAGGCAGATTAGGTTTGCGGTAATCTGACCAGTCTGGAAGATTACGAGCAGAACCGCGAAGGGGTTTACGGCGGGTAGTCTTGGCTTTCATTGCTTTTCTCCATAAAAAACCAATATACAACAGGTTCTAATCCGAGTCAAGAACTTTTTAAAGCGTGTTCAATTTCTATTAGCGTAAGATTGTGTGGGCCACTGTTTGTAATTTTAAAAGTTATGCCAACAGATACATAAACGGTATTTCTAGCAATTAAAGTGCTTTTCTTTTTTATAAAGCCTAGTTCAAGCTCACATTTGCCGGTACCATTAACTACATAAAATAATTTACTAGTGTCATAGTCTCTACCAGTAATACTTTCTCCTGGGTCAACAGTTAAGTACGTTAAAGATAGCGTTTTACCTACGGACGCCATAAACTCTGAGTGTCCCCATTCTGTGTACATTACCACGGCGTATCCTCCATATTTTCTGTTTCTTCCTTTTCTTTAACAATAGCAGATTCTGGGCCAATCTTTAGAGTTTCCCAGTCCATATGAGAGGTAAAGTTTACCTCTGCAAAGTTTCGCATTTTAGTACATGTCAAAGTAATCGCATTGTCTTCTTTTGCATGAGGATCAATCGTAAATGCCGCATCTGCAGCATCTAGAATACCTTTGGCAAATCTAGCTTCTCCACTAGCGTCAATTTGATATGGGGATACAATTGGAATCTTAAACTTCTGTGCCATAGTTTTTAAAAACTTAGATACTTCTATTTGTTCTGTCCAATCGTACTGCCCCTTTTTAGAGGGCATCTTACTTAACTTTATTTGATTTATATAGTCTACAATAATTACGCTAGGTTTAATAATTGGTACTTTGCGTTCTAGTTCAGATCGTATCTTTGATACAGTCAATTCTGCATCGTATATGATCTCGAAACGTGCGTCTTTTAGAGGTAGAGTAGAGAGCTTTTTGTGATAATCATCAAAAGACACCCCAATAGAGTACTCTTTTACAAAAAACTCCTCACCGCCCTGATATCTTTTAGACCACCACTTTGCAACTTTTACTAGCTCATCAGAAGATAAAGTTCTATTTTTTAGCCTGTAATGAGAAACACCCGCACCTACAGAAGTAATTCGCTGCAAAATTTCTCTTTGGTTCATCTCTATAGTAAAATAAAGAGAGGATTCATCGCGCTCATACGCAGAAGCAACTATATTACTACAGGTAAGCGACTTGCCTGACCCTCGTTTACCCCCAATAAGAATTAAATCTTCCGGGCTAAACATAATATTGTTATCAAATTCTTTATTAAGCCCTAGCCCAACGTGTCTACTAAGCAAATCTTCAGACTCGAATAGCTCTATTTTTTGCATAGTTTCTTGGTCAGCATTGATATCAATCTTTTTCTCAATATCAAGTATAATATTTTGTAATGCTTCCACACTATCTGTTACTGTTTCAAATGCAACAGAAGATTCAATTACTTTTTCAATGCCTTCAAATACTAGTTGTTGTGCATAATCACTTTTTAGAAATTCTAATAAGAGATCTGCATCTGTATCAACTTCTACTAGCTCTACAATAGCAACTTTTTGTAGAAGTTGTTTATTTTTAGCGTCAAATTTTAGCTCTTCAAACGTAGGTACTTTAGAGAATCTATCGATAAAAGATTGTATCTTATCATGTAGAATGTGGTATTCAGGGGGTAGATAGTTTTTCCTGACAGCCGTCCATGTAGCTATGTCTTGCTGGCTTATAATTTGTTTTAATAGTGCGCTAGCAAGATCCACGAGTTTCTCCAATAAAAAACGGGAGGTAAGTTTCCCTACTTCCCGTTTTCTCAGTTGCTAAATTAAGATTAAGCGCTGGCGACGCGAGCAGCTTTTTCTTTCTTGGCAGCGCCGTCATAGTCCTTAGCAACAAGGCCGCGACGGGTGAGCATTGTTTTTACACCGCGTTCAGTACGATCAGTTTTTTCAGCAAGCTCTGTTACCGTGTAAGCAGAGACATCGAGGCCTTCAAAAGCGTCTTCGGCTTTGGCAACTTTTTGAGTTGCAGGGATGCTTTCAATAGCGCCCGAGCGAAGAAGCGAGAGGGCTTTGCCGCGAACAGAAGCGACCGAACGATTCAGTTTTTCTGCGATTTCTTCAAGCATAGCGCCTGCATTAGCCATCTTTACAAACTTTTCCTGCTCAGCGTCAGAGAAGGTACGCTCGTAAGCTTTTTTCTCTGCGGCTTTAACATGCGAAGTAAGTTCCATCGAAAGAACCTTACCCTGAATTTGCTTTGCGGTGAAAGTGCCTTCTGCAAAAACGTCTGCAATCTCAGCAAAGGTGTATTCGCCAGAGTTGTTATTCAGAAACTTACGAAGGTAAGCTTCCTGCTCTTCGCTGAAAGTTTTGCTGGTGCTTGTACCAACTTTTTCTACTTCGTATTCCATTTTGCGAAGTTTTGCAGCAATTGAGCGCTCGCTTGTTCCAAGCTGTTCAGCGGCTGCTTTTACTGTTTCGATCGAAACAGGGCTCTCATCGCCTACATAGGCTTCGAGTTCTGCGGTGCGGGCTTCATCCCACTTAGGTAGATTTGTCATTATAACTCCAATATATTGTTAACAATTAACGTGCCATTAGCACTAGCTTTTTTAGTTTTATCACTTTCAATGCCAGACTCATTTACTAGAATATTTGTAGTTTTGGTTACGCTATCAACGACTTTGTAACCTTTGTCTTGCAAATACTTAGCTGCTTCTGCTTTAGTCTTGAAAGTTCTAAGTTTTCCTGTTATGCATACAGTTTGCCCATTTTTAATTTCTTCCGCCGTAAAAGAGAATGGTAACTCCTCCCACGATTGTGTTTCTAGCCATGTAACAAGGTTACTAGCTGCTTTAGGCCCTAGAGCTTTAACTGCTATATCACTTGTAATTTGACTAATGTGTTTGACGTAGACGCATATCTTTTCAGAAGCTGTCTTGCCAATCAAAGGTATACCAAGCGCAGCAAGCACTTGATTAAGTGGCGCATTTTTGGATGTCTCTATACTTGAGTATAGCTTTGTTCCAAGTGCATTACCTAAGCAGTCGATGATATCCTGTTCAGTTAAGGTATAAATGTCATATATCGACTGTAGATTTAGCTTTGAAATTGCAGCAGGTCCCAAACCGTTAATCTTCATAACCTTGGCAAAATTTTCAACAAGTTTATAAGATTGCGCGGGACATGCGCTATTTTTGCAATAAAGGATACAGTTTTCAGAAACTAGCGTTGAGTCGCAAGATGGACAAGTGTGTGGTGCTATAATCTTCATAACTCTATCCTTAAGCTAAGAGTATACTATAAAGAGCAGCAAATGTCAAGAACAATTTTTCAGGGTTGTTCTTGTTGCCAATATTCTGATAACACAGGGAAGTGATACAAAATAATTTCTTTACATTTTTCTGCAATAATTTGATGCTCTTTTTGCGTACCATTGCCCGCTCTAAGATCAACATAGTGTATCCAACTACGTAGTGTACCTGCCATATATAAGGTAGTCTCTGTAAGACCTTCAGGCAGAAGAGCTCTAGCTTGTTCTTTAGCTATACCCAACGCTAAAGCAGCATCATAATTTTTTTGCGCTACTTCTACCACTTCTCTTTGCATTCTACTAAATGCTAGATATAGTGGTATTGCTTCATCATTTTCAGGGTACACACTATTTTGTCTATTTTTTGGGTCTTGTAGCCTTGGCTCCCTGTTTGTAACAAAGTCAGTTGCTTTAGCGTACCTTTGGCTAAACTCTTGAAAACTAAAGCTTCTGTGCCTAATAATCTGCCTAGAGATATCTCTGGTGGTCTTAATTTCCATGGTAAGATGTACCATTTCAAAAGGAGACCAGTGATTTTCTTTAATAAGATATTTTAGCAGTTTAGCAGAAGTTTCTTTATTGTTTTGATTGGCGGGATTTGAGACTCTTGCCGTGTAGCTTACTAAGTCTGCAGCAGTATTACAGTCTGTAATTGCACTAGGTTTAGTAATTCCAATTAAACTAACACTCATATGCAAATTCTTTCATTAACGTATACAGTTGATTCGTCAGATAATTTATTTAACGAATCATACATTACTGTATAGTTATCTCCAACTGAAACTACTGATGTTAATTTAGAGTTAGGGTATAAATCAATAAGAGTAAAAATAGTTTTAAGTTCTAGTTCGCCTACATTTCTAGCAATCCATTTAGTCATTCTATTCCTTTTTTAATATCTTCTAATACTGCTTTTAGTATGCCAATGTTAAAGCACTCGGTGTGTCCCCCAAATTTATGAGCAGGGTGAAATCTGTGCTCAGCGTACTTTTCGTGTAGGTATTGTTCTAGAAAGTACACTTTTTCTAATGTTGATTCTATAATTTTTTGTATTCGTATTTCGTAACCATCGAAACCTTTTGCTCGCTTTACGGCATCTTTCCAAGTTTTACCTTTAGTAATACCTATCTTTATACACTCACGCTCAGAAGTTTTTTTGTTTACAAGAACAACTAGGTATAACACTCCTGGGGAGGAGGCTTTATCCGGGTCGTTCTGAAAAGAGGTCTGGTTGTACGACACGTAAAATTAACTTTCCTTCTTCTAATAGCCACTCTAGCTCATCATGAGGGTTAAAGGGGCACTCTCCTTCTGGGAAAACTAAGCATAGCTCTCCATCAATTTCTTCAATTGTAGCTTTCATACTCTCCTCACAATTCTAGGGATAATCTCCCCCGACCGGATTACCTCAACATCGCAGCCTAGTTCTAGGTTTAGAAGGTTGATGTATTCCATATTATGTAGCGTTGCGCGCGAAATAGTAGCTTCACCTATAGTAACGGGCTCCAATATTGCTACTGGAGATACTACTCCGCTCCGACCAACTTGCCAAACCACGTCAAGTAACTTAGTTACTTTAGCTTCTGGCTTTGGTTTTAGAGCATAGGCAGCTCTAGGATGCTTACTAGTAAACCCAGCCTCAAGATACAACTTGTAAGAGTTTTCTCTAACTACGTAACCGTCTTTAGGAAAAATGTCAGTGTTATCTAAAACTGTGTTAAAATTAGTAGATAGAAACTCTAGATTTTCCCTATAGGTAGACCCATAGTTTAGTGCTTCATACGCAAATACATGCAAATCTCTTGATTTTATCTCTGCAAGATCCTTAAGATTAAGAGCACCCGAAGCATAGTTTCTAGAATTAGGAATACTACTAGGAGCAACAACCTCTGCATTAATTTGCATAGGTGTTGCTCCGTTGATAAAGTCTGGCACGAGGTGCCGTAATTTATCTGTAATATTTAGACCTCGTATACCATTGCCACGAGTTAAGATTTTGTAAAGAACCAATTTGTTGTTACTAGGTATATACAAAAGCGAGATAGCTGCGCCATCTAGCTTTGGAGTTTTTACTGGGTCGATTAGAATTGGTTCTTCTTCACCGTATTGTACTTTTTGCAGTGAGTACATTTTATGCAGATGCGGCTCCGTATTATCGAAGCTAGCACCTAACACTGAATACCCGCACATCTCTGCCAAGGAATCAAACTCTTCGTCTGATATAATTGGTGAGCCGCTATAGTATGCTTTACTGGCTTTATCTAAAAATTCGTGTATCATTTGTATACTATATACTATCCATAAAAGTAAGTCAAGAACTATTTTTACTGATATATATTTTCTAATAGTTCACTAAAATGCTCTTGAATTGCGCCTTTACTTTCAGCTAAAGAAAGTATTTCTAGCATAGCTATAAATAACTCTCTTACATTATTTAGGTCTAGAGGGAAGGATACTCCCTCTTTTATGGGCACCCAATTTTCATCGAAATCTAAGATATATTTTCTTAGGTGAAAATATTCTTTTTCTCGAAAAACATTGACGCTAACCCTCCACTGGTACGTTTCATCTTCGTAGACTACCCTGTCATACATGCGCGTTTTTTAAGACGGCCGCAAGTGGGACTATAGAAGTTATTAAATCTACTCTAATTAATCTAAACGTATCTGTGTCCCAAGAAAATGTTAATATAGTATTATCATCTTCTCTAGCATGGGTTCTTTTTTTAGCTATATAGCCACAAAAGTTTAAGGTTACGACGTTGTATTTTAACTTATTGGAGTTTTCTGCCCTATAAGTTACAATTGCGTCACCCGCTTCTTCTATTTTTTTCCTTGCTTCTTCTTTATTCATAGTGCTCCCAACGAGTCAGTAAAAACTCTTTTACTTATTCGTAGAAATACTCCGAACAGGTTTTGCTATCTACACCTAGTAGATTTTCTGTAAAAATAGATTTGTGTACCCACCAATCCTCAAATATTCCGGTTTTATCAAATCCAACATTTGGTACGGTAAGAACATAGTCCTTACTCAATAAATTTCTGGACTTTTCCCTATACTCTCCACCTTCCTTGTAGGCGTCATGTTCAAAAGTTATAACCTTAAACTTTTTATTTTCCATAACTTTTTCTAGTATTGTATAGGAAATACTAGCAGGTTCGCAGTCTACTTGTAAGTAGTCATATTCTTTCTCTAATAGGCTATAATTAAAAAGAACTCCATCTGCGTGTATGGCTGGATTTTTTCTATGTAGTCTGAATTTGCTAATTTGTTTAGGATCGATATCTATAGAAATACCACTCCAACCAAAATCTTTCTCTAGTAAATAAGTGTTATTAAACATAATAGGATCCGCAGAACCTATTTCTAAGTAAGTACCATACTTTTTACCATTTAAAGCAGTCAATACAAACATATCCTGCATTACTTGACTATAATTAGTAATTTTTTCCGCCCCAGGAAATTTTCTTTTTAGGCTATTATATTTACTAGGTGTATACATATTTAAAGATCTTGGATACCCAATGCTTCTTAAATTAGTATATGCTAAAGCAGTGTACCTTGGACTGTAATTACTTGTATAGATATCATACATAATTATTCTGGCGTCTTCAGTATAACCCAACCACCAAGAAGCCGCACCTTTTTCAAACAGTATAGAGTGTATACCTTCATATTCACAGTCTATTTCGATTTGTTTAGTTGTAAATTTTGTTAGTTGAATTTCGCTCAAAAGATACGCTTCATGATATCTTCTTAAACTGTTTAGTATTCTCACTATATGAAAAAAAGCTTCATATCTTTCTGGCAGTATAGATGCCGCTTTGTATAGCAGGTCTAAAACAGTACCAATTCTATCTCCTTGTTTTTCAAAGCATAATGCGGCTTTTATTAAACATGTATAATCGTTTAAATTAGAATACTGCTTATTCGCTGCTTCTAGGTAAAATGAAATTGCTGCGGCATACTGTTGGTTAAGTCTATAAAACTCGGCTAAATTATACGCTGTTTTTGCGGATTTATTATTTACATAATCAATTAAAGGTGACATAGCTGATCCAATTTATTAAAGGGAATTTTAAGTATATAAGCAGAATTATCCTGGTGCCCAAAACTAACTAGTAGTGACCTTTTATATAAAGCCGCACCAGTACAAAACTCTATTTCTCCCCCTAAGAAAGAAAAAGGTTCACCTATATACTCTATATCCCAGTTTTTATTCCAAACTACAAAGCGGTGTAAATAAGTAGCATCCTTTTGCTTCATTTCGGTTTCATAAAGAGCTACTTCATGCATAATAGCTATGTAATGATCTTTATAAGGAATTATGTGTGAGCTACCTCTTAGGTCTCTAGGAAGTTCCTTATAGTTATCTTTAAGAATAGTTGTTTTAGTTTTTTCTTCTACGTTTACGATTTCCGTGGGGTTTGTCCACTTAACAAAAGTATACGGTTGATCTAGTACTGGCACCCAATTTTTTTCACAATAAGAAGTATCGATCGGCGCCGGCAATCTGCGACGAGAAATTTCTTTGAAATTCTCATCCAACTCTGATAGTTCCATACGCCCCTGCCCATTAGTTGTAGTATCGCGTCTTACTCCACAAAGATAAAGCTTGCCTTCCCATCTAAAAAGTCTAGCATCTTCTAGCCCTATAAACTCCCACACAGGGGTGTGCAGTTCTAGCATTTTTACTTCTCTATGCTGGGCAATAGATAGATCGTCGTTTAGCTCCGCAATATAATTTACTGTTCTTAAAGTTCTATCACTTTCACCATGAATATACTGTAGAGGCCCATAAATATGGGGATATTTTCTAGAATGGTATATAGTGTATTTTACATGCCGTATATTGCAGAGTAATTTACCATTGTCATTATAAATAGAAGGGTTCATAACTCCACCATCTCTACCTTCCGGTAAGATAAGTGGGGCTATAAACCCTCCTGTATTTAATACTTCTTTTACTAACATTTTCTTTCCTTAATCAGGAGGGGTTAAGGTGGCGTTTTTTAAGCGCCACCTATATAATTATTCTTCTTGAGTTACCTCTTTTAGTTTATGTATAGTTGCTAGTGTAGTTAACAGATCTCCTTCTAGTAAGATTACTTGTGGTAAATCTCCTACAGAAATAGCGTGCTTTTTGGCTTCATTTAATGTTAATACTCTATTATTCATAATTACTAATAAATCGTCTAATTTCATATAGCGCTTTCTTAGTAGAAAACTAGTTGCCTGAAGTTTTCTACAGCAGCTTTGCGGTTAACCCACAAGTATTTTAGTCCATCTTTAGTTTTAAACACTTCCATCATATTACCGATACCGGCGGTACCAGCAAGATATGGGAACACGCCAGCTCCTTGAATCATGAGGGTATTTAGATCTAAATAATATACCCGGTTTGTAACATCTCTTGTAAAATAGATTCTGTCTAAACCATCATACGCATAAGAACTTCCTGTTGATAGTAATTCAAAGTTTGGTGTAATAGAAGTAAAATAAAATAAATCATCAGTTAGATCTATTCTATCTACACCAATTGCAGTTGATCCCCTAAATCTATAAAGATTCCTGCCTCTATTTGCAGGAATTGTACTATTTGCGTTCCACCTTAAATGGCTACCTGTTCCTGGTACAATTGTAGGTAGGATTGAGTATGTAGAAACAGCAGTCAATGCTGCTACGGCAGTTGCAAAAGTTAAAGTTCCCGTTCCAGGAGTTACTGCTGTAATTGGTAAATCCTGATTAGCTCCCGTTGACGTAGTAATTCTTAAACGTCTACCAACAAGACTTTGAGCGCTCCAAGCGGTAAATGTTATTGTACCAGAAACAGCACCTGTGTGTGGTGTATCAACTGTAATAGTTGTTGTACCACCACCACTAACTACCCTTGCACCAAGAGCAATTCCTGTTCCTGAAACAAACCAACCATTATGAATAGGGGATCCAATAGCACTTAATGTTATTGTTGTACCAGCACTAGCTCCTGTTCCAGTTGCTGTAGCCCAAAAACTATTAGTATCAACAAGTGATGTGACAGCCTGAGTTCCTAGGGCTACTCCAGAGAGATAATTTAACCTTTGTCCAGCGTAGTGTTGTCCTATCATATCTCTTTTTGCTATGACATATCTGGTTACACCCGCTACTGCACCTGCTAAGGCACCAATGGGGGTCATTATAGACCCATTAGCGGTATTTTGTGCTACAAGTTGCATGTGAGTTCCTGCACCTAATAAACCTGTTGCTGCTGCTGCGGGGGCAGCCGCTTGTGCGTAAATCATGGCTGGAACTTGAGTCGGGGCATAGAATGTAATTGTGCCAGCAGGTGTTCCTGATGTGGCCGTAGAAAGTACAAGTGTATTTGTACCGGCACCACTAACTACAGTTGTTCCGTTGGCTATATTAGTACCTGAAACAGACCAGCCAGTAATATAAGTAGGGGTATTACCACTAAGTACAATTGTAGTACCAGTTCCAGAACTATAAGTAGCTGTAGTTGGAAGAGGCAAATTAGTTGGGTGACTTAATATAAGAGTACCTGCTACTGTACCAGAATTTTGAATAGATACGTTTGGAGTTGTTGTACCTTCTCCTCCAGTAATATAAGTACCTATACCAGTGTTTGTTGCTGATGCTAGCCAACCTTTACAGTAGCCAGGAATAGCCTGTGCACTAGTAAAAGTAAAAGTACCCGCACCGCCACCTGATGGGGTGCCTAACGACACCGGTCTTGGGTACTTTGTGAATACAATAGTACCAGAGGGAGTTCCTGCTCCTGTTAAGTTAAATGTAAGTGTGGTTGTTCCGGCGCCACTTTGAACTTGAGCGCCTGCAGCAACGTTAGTTCCATAAGCATACCACCCATTAATATTTGATGGAGTAGCTCTGGTAAATGTAGCTGTTGTTGTAGAACCGCCTGTTGTAAGATCCGCAAAATGTTTTGAAGCATCTGGTAAAACAGAAACGCCAAGAGTTACGTTTTCAGAATATTGATATGTACCAGTTCCAGCAGCATTTGGGGTATACGTAAATGTTGTAGTTGAAGGTACAGTAGCAATTTGAACTTTTCCTGTGACGTTATACACGTCAGCGGCGGCAGATGTTACTCCACGAATAGAAACCCACTGTCCAACTTTTAACATATGCGGCTGAGCCGTTGTTGCTGTAATTGTTGTTGTACCTGCTAATCCAGTAATCGCAATAGGTTTTTGTTCTGATATAACATGCGTTGCTGTAGAAGTTCCATCTGTTGGTAATGCACAGGCAACCTGTAAAGTACCTTCGTCTAAAATCCTACCATGAGATATAAGGTTACAATCAGCTGCACGATATAAAAATGTTTCAGAATTATTACCTACTAGCGCTACCATGTCATCTGTGTAAGCTTGTATTACGTATATAGAGGTAGAGTCTGGTTGAATATTCCAAGTATCATACAAAACGATACTATCGGTTCCATTAGACATAATCTGTCTCATTTGACCATCGCCTGTTCCTGCTATGATACGAAGACCATAGTTAGCCCAGCGATTTACGTCCCATGTTTTTGTAGAATCACTAACTATTCTACCAACTGAAGATGTTAATGTACCGGCATCATAACCTATAATGCTATATCTACTAGTGCTATCTGGGGCAGTGCTTAAAGTACTCGCAAGAGTTAAAACTGTTCCTGTATTACTAGTAATAGCAGAAATTTGTGCTCTTCCTGTTCCGGTCCAGATAAACACATAATAACCAGCCCACTGATTAGTGGTCCAACTAGCTGTTGCGTCTGTAATAGTTGTTGTAGTTCCTGCTGTGGCTTTTCCTGTGTACCAAATTGAAGAATTTTCGGTAAATCTTTCTAGAGAAAGATCTGTTGCAACCACAGGAATACTACTATTGTTAATAGGTTTTGAGTACCAAACATCTTCAAGAACGCTATAATATTGTAAGGTTATACCACCTAAAGCAACTGTTGCGCCCGACGCAAGCCAAATGCCACCAGATTGAATAACATAACGCGAAGTATTATCAGGAATAACAGTCCAGGGGGTGTCTACTGTAACAGTATGTGCTTCGATTTGATACTGCGTGCCCGCTGCTAGTGCAACACCAAATCCTGCTGTACCCGCTGTCTGAGACATGGGCATGGCATTTCCATCCCAAGCAAGAACAGCCGGGTCTGCAACTGTTAATACGGTGCTAGTATTATATAAAATTTTACGTGCAGAATTTAAACCTGTACCACCCGTAGTACGAGCAACATAGCCTATCCAGTTATTAACCGGCCAAGCTTTTGCCGCGTCAGTTAAGCTTACTGAACCCACGGCAGAAGCACCGCCCCAATCTGCTACAGTTGGATCTGAGACAGAAGTAATAATTCTTTCCTGTCCAGCTCCTCTGCCAGATATAATACGAATTCTAAATCCCACAGCAGCTCTGTTAGGAAGTCCTGTTGTAATTGTTGTTGATGTTCCACTAATCACACGACCATAATAACCTTGAGCACCTGCAAATTGCATTGATGACGCAGTAAGAGGTGTAATACCCGGGGATGCTAGCTGCTGATAAGAATCCGCAACAGTATCATAACGCCAAAAGTTAGTGGCGTTTAACAGTAGGTAGACAAATCTACCAGAAATTTCATTGAAGTCTACATTGTCAGCATTGCAAACGCAGGATAAACCAGCAGTTGCTACCACAGGAAGGGGTCTTGTCCACTCCCAGACTGGCAAATCAACTTGCTTAACTAATTGATTAGATACAAGTGCCATTATTTATAATCTCCTAAAACTAAGAAAAACTTAGCCATCTTCTTACGCCTGTGTTATAGGCTGCTCTTGCGGGATCGACAAACATTTGCTGATTCCATCCGTTTAATGCTGCAATGTTGGTTATGCTACTAACTGTACTAACTGTAGTAACTGTACTAACTGTAGTAACTGCGGCTAGTGTTGGCAACGTCTCTACAACAACCCTCTGTCTCTGGGCTGAATCAGTAGCTGCCTGAGACTCCATTAATTTTACTATTCTACGAAGTAGTAAATTTGATTCTTCCGTTGCCGGGTTAATTTTATTATTATCTACATCTACTAAATTGGTAGATTCAAAGTATGCCATGTTATCCTTAAAAAACTACCCATCTGGTAGCACTTGCTATTAGCCCTACTGCCGAGTGTTGATATTGCAAGACAAGACTATTTTCATTATTTATAGTTTCAACTCCTGTCCCAACTATGTTTATTTGCCCTAGTCCTACATTTTGTATATGAAATATTTTTCCTGTATTTGCAACAATTGTAGGTAGGGTAAGAGTAATATTGTTTGTAGCAAATATAAATTCGTCGGACAAAGTTAAGGTATCATTGGTAGACACATTTCTAGTAGCCCCGGATCCACCACCGCCACCACCTCCACTACCCGTAGGGCCTATTGGTCCTTGAATACCCTGTATTCCAGCACCCGTAGCACCTTGAATACCGTCAAAGCCTTGTATACCTTGAATACCCTGACTTCCAGCGCCCGTAGCGCCTTGAATACCCGTTCCAGTAGCACCCTGTGAGCCAGTAATACCCTGTATACCCTGAGTTCCAGCTCCCGTAGCGCCTTGTATACCTTGAGCTCCTTGAGAGCCAGTAGAATTAATTAATACTGCAAGGTGAACATTATTAGCAAATCCTGTTGTTCCAACTCCCCCAGAAGAAAGTAAAGTAACAGGATATATAATATATGCGTTGGAGGTGTTGGCATTTACAACAGTTGGGTTACCAGTAAGTTGCCAACTTTGAAAATCAGCACTTTCAGTTATAGACTGTATTCTAAATTGACTACCTGTAACTAGAGCAGCTAAAATAAATTCTATATCAACGTTATCATGGCTAATATGAAATAAATTAATTTCTGTTGCACTAGTTTGAGTTGCGTTATTCCATAATAGGTGACCAGAAGCAGGTTGGCCACTAGTATCTGTGGCATTAGCTCTATAGGTAAAAACAGAGGTAGATCCTCCTAGTACACCTTGAATACCCTGTATGCCTTGAGTTCCGGCTCCAGTAGCTCCTTGAGTTCCAGCCCCAGTAGTACCTTGAATACCTTGAGTTCCTGTGCCAGTAATACCTTGTATACCCTGAGTTCCGGCACCCGTAGCGCCTTGAATACCATTGAAACCTTGAATACCATCAAAGCCTTGAATACCTTGTATTCCAGCACCCGTAGCACCTTGAATACCATCAAAGCCTTGTATACCTTGAGCACCTTGAATACCATCAAAGCCTTGTATACCTTGAGCACCTTGAATACCATCAAAACCTTGAGTACCTTGGGTACCCTGAATACCTTGAGTTCCAGCACCGATAGCGCCTTGGGTACCTAAAGCACCTTGAGACCCTGTAATACCCTGTATGCCTTGAGTTCCGGCGCCAGTAGCACCTTGAGTACCTTGAGTTCCTGTACCAGTAATACCTTGAGTACCTTGAGTCCCAACGCCAGTAGCGCCCTGAGCACCTAAAATACCTTGAGTACCTAAAGTACCTTGAGAACCAGTAATACCCTGTATACCCTGAGTACCTAAAGTACCTTGAGAACCAGTAATACCCTGCGTGCCTTGAGAACCAGTAATACCCTGTGTGCCTTGTGAGCCAGTGATACCCTGTGTGCCTTGTGAGCCAGTGATACCCTGTGTGCCTTGTGAGCCAGTGATACCCTGTGTGCCTTGTGGACCAATAATACCTTGAGCTCCGACACTACCTTGAGTACCTAAAGCACCTTGGGACCCTGTAATACCTTGAGAGCCCATAGTACCCTGAGTACCTTGAGGCCCTGTAATACCCTGCGGGCCCGCTGGCCCGATAGGACCAGCTGCACCCGGTAATGTAAGCTCTAGCGTTACCGGAGGAGTTACATAAACTTGGACTACATCACCCATGAGTTACCCTTGGTGTAAGAGAAATTCTTCCCTCCATAGCTCTTGTTATATCTCCCCCAACTTTAGTGACTAAAATATCAAAAAAATATGTTGTGGGCTCAATTGCTATTGTATCTGCTGGTAGTAAAGTAAAGCCAAAAATCCAAGTATCTTGTTCTAAAAAAGCTTTACCATTAGCTAACGTACAATCTATAGCGGGTACAGTTTCTTCAAATTGTTTACGTAACTGGGCTCGAATAGTGGCTCCAGAAAGGTTTATAGGATTATTACTACTGTCTAGATAACGCATCTTAATAGGATACGTTACGCCTTGAGGTATGATAAAATCCCTTTTAACTGGTTCGGCAATCATGTTATCTCCAACGACGTATCTTAATACGCAATTAAGGCTGAAAGCTACCGCTTTCAGCCTTTTAAAAAATGTGGTGCCCCCGATAGGATTCGAACCTATGACGCTCTCTAATCTGGAGACGATGCTGGATATAAGCCAGGTGTTTTACCTCTAAACTACAGGGGCTTGGCGGTAGAGGTAGGATTCGAACCCACGGTACCGTTAGGTACATCTGTTTTCAAGACAGGAGCCTTAAACCACTCGGCCACTCTACCCTTTTTTCTTTTCCCATATAGAATAGCATATAGCTACTGCCTGGTCTTTTGGTTTACCTTCTTCAATAATGACAGGTATACAGCGAGCTACAAACTCTTCCTTAGTTTCCTTTTTTCTAGGTTTAGGCATAAAATATATGGTCCTTAATCTTTTTTACTTTTCGTTTTTTACTAGCCCATCCTGGGCTAACGTAGTCGGCGTGGAAGTGTGTTGCTGAAATTCTATCAGAACTCAGTAAGGAATGAAGCGCTACTTCTTTTGCGCGGCGCCATGCTTTTCCTTTTGGTTTTTCACTTACGTTTCCTACCCAACTAAATTGGTTTTTTTGCTCTACTACACCACAAATAGTATCGGGCCATCTAGGGTCTTCTACCCTATTAAGCGTAACATCAGCTACTGCTAGCTGTCCCTCGATGGGTTGGTTACGAGCCTCATAATACACATTTTGTGCGAGACAATTAAATTCTGTTGGTGCAAAGAGCATAACTAGGGACAAGATCATGTCCTTCATGTTACCTCCTTATAAGGGGCGAGGGTTTCCCCTCGCCAAATAGTAACCCCCCGGTATTGCGCTATAAGGAAGCGTGGGGGGTGTTGTTATTAAAATAGTGAAGCAAAATACTGTGCGGCTTTGCCCGTAAGCTTAGAAATAACTTCTTCGTTAACTTCTTTGCCCGCTGCTTCCAGCTTCTCAATAAGAGAGGCATGAGCAGCTTCTTTGCTAACGCGAGTACCGCTAGCTGCTTTTTTCTCTTTACCAGGGCCAGCTGACTTGGTGATATATACCCCAGCTTTGCTGAGAATCATACGAACACTGTTTGGGGAAAAGCCTAGCTCTGCTCCTACATCCCCAACAATATCCATTGATGTTTCGGGTGTGGGCTTAGCTTTGAGATACATTGCTACAGCTTCTGCTTTTAGTTCATCGGTCCAAGTTGCCATTAATAGTCTCCTTTTATAGTGTATAATATCATTAGGTGATCACAAAGTCAAGAACTTTTTTTAACTTGTGATCTGTTCGATTGTAATATATTTTTTGAGATGTTCTAAAGAGCCCAGCTCTTCTATTCGCTGATTTGCGTAGAAACCAGCTTTACGCCTTCCCTCACTAGGTTGAAATACGTAAATTTGATATATAGGAGTCTTATCTCTAGACAATCCTACATATTTAATAACTTCTGCTGCTGCGTCATAAAACGCTGACCATACAACATCTCCCGGTTTTACACTAGTTACTATACATTCTTCTGGTAGAAGACTTGGGGTATAGTTATCTTTGCCGCGGGGACGGCGAGGCACCCCAAGATTCTCTAGTATCTTATTGATAGCAGAGCTAGGGCGGAAAAGAAGGGCAGCAATCTCAGTTACCTCAGTACCCTGTAGATACCACTTGATAATGTTAGATACTTCTGCTGCTTCAAAAGCGGTGCCTTTTTTAGCTTCGTACAGCTTCTTACGACGCGCTACTTTTTCTTCATGCTCTACAATGATAGAGTTAAGTCGGGTAGTATTATACGAAATATTTAGAATCTCGCACGCTTCTTTCTTAGTAATAGGCGGCGTAGATTTAAGTAAGGAAATAACTCGGGTAATAGAAGCTTCATCTAGCTTCTCGTGCTCTTTAGCTTTAACGCCCTTTTTCAAGTTCAATCTCCAACAAAAACATTAGGCAGCAAATTGCATGTGCATAATGATGCATATCCGTTTCCGGGTCATGTGCCTCACCTAGTTGTACCATGTTGATGTGGCGTCTAGCAGCAGAAAGGTAGCGAGAAAACGGATCATTTACATATCTCCAATTATCAGGAGCATACTTTTCTGCCCCAAAGGTGAGTACTTTAGCAACTTCTAGTTCTGCTAGAGGTGGAATAAGTGCAAACATGGGCTTACCTTTATCGTACTTCTTACCCTCCAATACTAAACCCTCCCGACAGATTGATACTACGCCAATCTTGCTTGTCTAGGTCAAACACTGTAATGAGGTGTTCTGGGCCTGGAACAGACTTACCATAAATGGAAGGAATTACACCCTCTTGAAGGGAGCACCGCATGATACGTTGGCTACCGTCTTTTTTGGTAAAGGTAACAAGAAGTTCTTTTTGCTTGAGCAGATCTTTTAGTTCTTCAACTGTCATTTTCTCTCCAGTTATGTTTTCAAACGATTACACTTAGAGCAAACATAAATACGTTGCACTCTGGTTCCAGCGATAAAAAAGAAATTTGTTTTCCAACTATGGTCTTTCCATTGGCATTTGGGGCGCGTTTCGCCTTTCTTTGTCAACATATTTTATCCTCCATGTAGGTAATCTACTACACAACTAGCGTGCGGTCAAGAGCTATTTTTTAAGTCGTCCTTCATAATTTGCTAGGTTCTCGTTCCACCAGGGGGGCTTCTCGCGGCTTTTCCAAGATGCGAACGTTGCCTTATCAAGGTGGTAAAAGTTGCGGTAAGACCATATAGGGTCATCTTCATTAACAAGATCTGGCCTAGCCTCCCTCATCACATTCATTGCTAGTGCAAACTTAGTAAAGCCTACATCAGGTATGGTAGGCAGGGGCATATCGCGCAGGAAGGCGACAGCTCGGTGCTGCGGCACCCCGTTCGGGTTGCGATATTTACGCTCTGCTTCTAGTGATTCCATGTAGCAGTAAGTCCACGCGTAGTTTTCAAAGCTAGAGCGAACCCATATTGTAGAAGGGTGATTTAGGTGTGTATCATAACCTAAATAGGGAATTGGCCGCTCTTCGAGAGGTGTACCTTTATAAGGGGCACGCAACTTTCGAACAACAGCCAACTCTTCTTTATTTAAGAATCTAGGAACAAACCCTATCGCTTGCTCTACCCAGTGACACTGACACAGCATTTCTGCCGCCTCTAATATCATTTTTACTACATGTTTATCAACGTGATACCTTGCATTTGTGTCGTGATCTTCATCTAGGTAGAAAAGATTCATTACTCTAGACCATCTGCAATTTCTTCGAGAATTTCATAGGCGGTCTCATCGTCGTACTGATCTGCAAGATAGTCGCGAAGGGCAACAAGCAGTGCAATAGCAAAATCTGCTTCTTTATTTTGCATAAGCTCATTCACTGCTTCTTTTGCTTGCCCAAGCAAGATGTCATCTTCTAGCATTTCTTCAAATTCGGTCATTTGTTGTTCTCATAGTTAAATTTAACATAAATGGATTCTATGCCATTATCAATAATAAAGGCATCAATACTATCAAAGTATTTTCTAGCAATAGTAATTCGTTGATTACCAATTATTGCTAAATAAGGTTTGCTAGGGTCGTAAGGAAGTTTATTACTTAGCCCTTGCACTGCTTTTTCATGCTCTTGAATAGTATTCTTACATACTATAACAGGAAACTTCATGCCTGTCAAGATAGATTTTTCAAGTTCTTCACTGGGAGACTGAAGTACAGCATCTGCTATATCTGATAGAGGAATAGCAACTGCTTTTAGTTCTTTGATTTGAATTCCTTCATCAAAGAAATAATAAGTAAGCTCTTGTAACCCAGCATTTAAATTAGACACGACCTACTTCTCCGTTGCTGTGTCTTCAAGGTACTTCCAGCCTTCCTGCAAGAGTTTAATATAAGTGTCTAGTTCTTGCATATTTGACCTATACTTATCAAAGTTTTCGGCATCTAGTGCAAAGTACTCTTGCTCTGGTAAATATTGCCAGGTTAGTTCTTCTAGAGCTACTTCTGGTCTTGTTGGCGCATCAACAACATATACGGGAACTTCCACATATTTAGTTGTTGTGCACGCCCCCAAAAATACTGGAAGAATTAGTGATGCTGGTAATAAATTCGTTTGTATCTTCATTTGCGGTCTCTACTATCACCTCTGCTGGCGCTGTCTTTACAATCTCTCTGTACCGTATAACAGGCTTTTCAACAATTTTTATTTGTTCTACTCTACTATTATATTCTTCTAGCTTTTTAGCTTGATCGTCTATAATCTTTTTTTCAAACTTAATACGCGCTTGAAGCTCTTCTATTGTATCAAGCTGCGTGTTTAATAAGGCTTTTTGTGTCGCTATTGTTTCACTAAAGCTATTGCTCTGAGCATAAAAGTAGTAACACGCTAGCGACAAAGCTGCAAAAGAGCCACTAATTATCCAAATTTTCATTTAACATTTCCTCTATCTTTTCGTGCACTTCTAGATTTCTGTCGTCAAGCAACAAAAATTCTTTTTCTCGCTCCTCTACTTCCTCTAGCACAGTCATATAGTACGCTGCACTATCGCGATATGCAAGAAAAATTATAGCGTATAATACTAATAAAACAAAAGAAAAAGTAAGCAATACTTCACGTATGCCTACTTTTCTTTTGTTAAATTCAGTTTCAATGTAAAACATTTGATCCACATAAAAATGCCACCATTTATGGCTGGTGGCCCACCAAAATATTACTCTTCTACTACTGGGTCAGCAAAAGCTTCAAAGACGCCGAACTCTTCAACAAGAGTTTCTTCGTCCATATCAACTGTGCCACCCGAAGTATTCTCGAACGTAAGTCCATCCAGATCTACAGTTGTAAATACAGGAATTTCTGCTTCTGGGGGCAGAGTTGTGTCCACTGTCTCAGGTGAGATAGGGGCAGGGTCTGCAACAACAGGGTTGAGGTAGTCATCAATAAATTTAACGGCAGCGGCAGACTCATATGCAACTGTCTCGCGACCTGCTACTAGGTCCTCAATTGCGCTAGCTAGCTCAACTCGGGCCCGCTTTACACGGTCTACTTTGGCCTGGACTTGCGCGTGTACATGCGCTAGTCCTTCGGTTAGGGTTACTTCAGTCATTTTAGTCTCCTATAAAAGCTAGAATTAGCTTTTTCTTTTTTTACGGCGTAACTTCAGTTACAACTTCTTCAGTAACTTCAGTGGGGATTTCAGCCACAACTTCTTCGGCTACAGCTTCCGCTACAACTTCTTCAGCTACAACTTCCGTTACAACTTCTTCAGCTACAACTTCTTGAGTAGGCTCAGCACAAGCGGCCAGTGCAGCCAATGCGGCTACTGCAAATACAAATTTCATTTTTTCTCCTATGGGTTAAGCGGGTCCGTTCTGTTGCTAGGTGGAACCCATACCCCCGAAAATTAAGCGGCTAGCGCGTAATCCTCAACAATGCTGTTATCGTTTGCATTTATAACGTTTGATCTTTTAGGGAAATCACTCCCAGTTGTCCACTATCGTTGTTCGTCTGTCGAAACTATATCTGGCCCATCAAATATATACTACTGCGCTACATCCACATGCGCGTACTTATGACTCCATGCTTCCAACCACTCTGGAGTACCCTTTGGGTAGGGTAGTATATATTTGGTGGACCAGCTGGGTACTGCCCCCAGGTCCAAATCGACTTATTGTCGCTTCATACAACTATATCTTCTCTAGGAACAATTCCAAGAGAGGATTGCTGGTTACTAATTACTACGTTCATAGCTATATCAGACGAATCTTCTACAGTACATAGAATTAGTGCAATACTATCTATTGCTTTAACTATATCTTCTTTATCTAGACCAAGTTTACTTTGGTGGATAAATAGTTTGTGAGAGAAGTTCGCGGCGTACTGAGCGTACACCGCGTTCATCACATGCAGTTCCTGAGCTAGCTCATTCACTTCTGCCGGCCAAGCCGACGGATTACCTATAATTTCTTTTAGCATATTACACATTCGTATTAGTGATAGTGAAAGTTCCTGAGGCAGTACGCCCATAAATATCCGCTGCTGTTACTCTAACAGTTATAACTTCTGTTGCAGTAACTGCTGGTCTAGTACCTGCAAAGGTTCTAGTTGATGGCGTAAACGTAATCCACGTTGGTAGTGGTGCACCACCATCTAGTGTTGCAGTATACGTAATAGGAGCAGCTTCAGGGTCGTTGAAAGTATTCAGCGCAAAAGTGTAGTTGAGAGCCGAAAGTTCATTGCCTGTTTGGTTAACAAGAGCATTCTGTAGGGTAGGGGCTACATTTACAGCTCTACCTGCATAAATAAGAGAATGTTTCATACCTCTTATAAAGCTACCAAATACGCGTCTAACACGCATTGGTGTCGCACCGGTATTTAAGGCTACAAATTCTGCTCGTGTTGGCACAGCGCCAATATCGTTGGAAACAAAAGATGCTGCAATGGTATCTCTAAGTCTAGAAAGTCTACCCATTATACGCCTTCCAGCAACGCGTCTCTAACCATTGCAACAATTTTATTGTCAATATCATTACCAGTCGTTTCAGCATAACGCTCTAGTAGAGTTACAACCATCTCTTTTACTTCTCTACGGTTAAACATCGCCGTAATAAAAGGGACGATAATGTTAAAAATGATTTTCATAAATCTCCTTTATAGTCTGGCAAGTTTATCCTAGCCTGAGGAGATTATGACACAAGGGAACTCAAAAGTCAAGAACTTTTTTTCTGGACAAAGGGTTCCAAGTGAGGCTTACTATAGTTAGGCCCTTTAAGGATCTTACCATCAAGTCTACGGACTGGTCTGCCATCCGTACCGAGTTTGCTCATATTTGACCTGTGTACTTCTCTAAACGCACCCTCAAAATCCATATCTTTGGTGTAGCTATAGATAAGCGTTAAGATCCCGTCCAAGTCTTGGTCAATAGTTTCTTTTTCCACCGCAAGAGCTATATCAATAATATCTACCTTAGCACAGTCAAGCGTCTTAGCTTCTTCAATGTGCTCAGGGTCAATCATTGGGATATCAAGAGCATAATACGCACCGTACACCACATACGCCAGATCAACAAGAGCATCAAGCTCTTCGATGTCTGACGCAGCGGCGTCCAGCTCGTTGGCTTCTTCTTCAATGAGAGCTACTCGAAGATCATAAGTTGCTTTTTCACTCATTGTGTTTGGAAGTTGACCATAAACTTCCATAAATTCTTTTACTAGTTCGTGCATTTAGACCTCAAATGTTGCTGTAGGGTTAAAGTGTGCATTTTCACTGTGATCACCTTTTGGGTAGCCACGTGGGTTGCAAAGCACCCGTGTGTTACTCACAGTGTAATCACTGTTGTCGTGCATATGACCGTGGACCCACACCGGGGCGGTCATGAGATGCTCCAGATTGGAAGCATATGCTGTATTAAGTTTATCACCAGCATACTTAGGATGCACACTAAGAAAGCTAGGTGCATGATGTGTCACCACCACTGTGCGATCATAGGGCTCTAGTGTGTCTAGGAAATACACTGTTTCATGGTGCCAACGAAGGGCATCATCAGTGCTAAACACTCTAAAATCGTTCATGCCATGCTGTGCAAGATTTTTATGATACTCTGTACCACCAAAGTTAGTCCACAGAGTTCCACCCACAAATCGCACGCCGTCAAGCATGACAGCTTCGTTATCGAGAAGATGCACGTTAGCTGGCAGCTCTCTACGGATTGCTGCAAGGTAGGACTTTTTAGTATTCTTCCAGCCGTACAGCTCGTGATTGCCACCCACGTAGACAACGTGCTTGTAAGTGCTGGACACGTGGTCCAGAAACTTACGATAGCGATTCTTTTTGCTATCCGTGTTCACAAAGCCGTGAGCAGTAAAGATATCACCCGCAAGCACAAGCACATCCGCTGCCTTCTCAGGCAGGTAGAGGTGGCCAAACTCCAGATGGAGATCACTCATGTACTGGATCATAGCATACTCCTGATTTTCTTAAACACTACCTTGCGATCGGTCCAAACAACATCATTGACCCACATAAATACTGTGAAGCCATGATTGCCACCAAAGCGCTCTGTAACTACCTTACCATTAACAGTAGCAAGGTACACCCAGGGTATATTGCCCTGAAGCGTAACATTGATACCAATCTTGGCAAGCTTCTCTACGAAAGATTTTACTTTGTATGTCATCTAGGTAATGTACTCTATTTCTAGGAGTATGTCAAGAGTTATCTTCAGATCTTTGTTGGGCTTCTTTACGCGCGCGTACTTTAGCTCTTGCTAGACGCTTTCGGCGCTTTAGACCCTTCGATTCAAAATGTGCTCTCTCAGTAGCGCGACGGAGGTCGCCATCCTCGCGTACTTTTTTATTGAGAAGCGCAATAGCTTTATTTACATTATTTTTACGAACAATTACTTCCATTAGTCATCTACCATTACTATGTTAAAATAAAATTTGACATCGTCTTCTTCTTCTTCGACGTCCATGTGTATATGTTTTACAAGCTGTTTAGACATTTCCTCGGCAGCTATAGCCATTAGTTTATCTTCATCTAGATTAAACATGACTTCTTTACTACCCGTAAGAAAAAACTGAACTACTTTAATATTTTTTTGTATTAGGGATAAAGCCTTAGCATACTCTTCTAGAACGGGTTCTATGTCATCTGGGTATTCCCCTTTATTCATAGCTTCTAGTTTAGCATGGACACTTTTTACTCCTTCAGCGTACCCACTAGCCCATATAGGATTCTGGAAAGTTTCCATAAGGAGTGAACCCCATTTTTTAGACCAAGCTAAAAGCTCTTCGTCTGATTTTATTTCTTTCCATTCTCTTCTAACACTTATCATTTACTGCCTTTAATAGGGAATGTCCACCCTCTTTTGCGTAAGTAGTGCACTTGACTACGAATAGCAATATTTGTTTTTTGAAGTTTCTCACTAAGTTCATCAATAGATAAGATGTTATAGTTCCTCTTCAAAAATATTCTCTGATCTCTGGTCCATTGTTCCGCCATGATAATTAATTTCTGCTACTATAAGTTCTACGGGGACCCAAGGATATACTGTATTAGTATAATCCGGTTGGTCAGCATAGTCAGCAAAATAAGTGGGCTGTTCCGACGGAAAGCCCACTTCATAATGTGTATATACTTTTAGCCCATCTTCTCTAGGGTGAGAGTAATGTTTAGAGCTAGCTTGGACAGACATTGCAAATCCATCTAGACAAATTATTGGAGTATAATAAGACATATCACCAACAAGTTCTCTATGCATCGCGTTGTAAAATTCAGCTATTGTCAATTGCCAACCTTAAAATATATTCGATATAATCGTTTAGCTTCATGTCTTTTTCATGGGCTTCCATGGCAAGATCAAGCCACATATAGTCTGGAAGTTCTACCTCTAGAGACGCGTTTTCAAATGGTAACCCTTGTTCAATAAGAAGAATTTTTGCCTCAAATGTTTCTTCATCAATTTCAAACGCATCATCTTCTAGACAATTACAAGTGTAGGTTACCGTAGGACCTCTAATAACGCCACAAAATTTATTATCAACATAATTCTTTTCAATTACGACCATCCTAAACTCTTCAAATCCTTTTTAATTTCTTCTGTAATAGTACCTTCTGGAAAACCTTCATTGAACCCACTAAGGTAAAAGTCCAGATAGTTTTCGTTTAAACCTCTCAGCCTAGCAACTAGGCCACCGGCGTACCTCCAGGTGCAGCTCCAGTCTTCGCCATCTTTGCTAAACTCATTATTGCACAGTGCAGCATAAAGTGCCCGTGCATAATTTATATCTACTAACTTATGCCTAAGTTGCTCTAGGTCTTTTTCTAAGCTGTGACCCATGTTACTTCTTCTTTCAATTCGATATACTCGTGGCCGTCATATTCACATATACGAAACTCAGTTCCAACAGGAACCCAAAACACTACTAGGTTTTCTACAGCAGAGCTATAATAGGACGGATACGTGTCTTTTGCATACTTAAGTGCAGCATCCCACTTGCTAGCCAGCACAAGATCTACAAGGGTTGGATCAAATAGTGCTTCTTTTTCCGCTAGTTCGGTAGACCATCCAGCTCCATATCCTGGGGATACTAAGACGGCTACTTTACCATCAACAATTTTTTTAGGAACAGGGGACAAAGTGTAACTCCTTTGTGTTTGGATCATGTTGAATTGCACCTGCGTCAATCCATTGCTGCTGTTGGCCTCTCATATGAGTTAAGCCAACGAATAGATATATAGAAACGCCTAGTAAAAGTACTAAAGCATAGGTGTATTTACGCATAGTTATAATGAAACCTCTGTGTAAAATGTATGTTTGCAGGCTCATCGAGCATGTATTGTACAGAATCTGGTACAAACTGACCGTAACGTTCTATAAACTGTTCCTTAGAAACATTTTCTGGAAGGTGACCAAACTCCTCAAGAAACTCTCTAGCGGCACGAAATTTTTCGCCATTCGTGAGAGTACCATCCAAATAGTCATCCTGTCTTGGATATGCACAAGTTACAAGAAGGCAGATTGTTCTGCCTTCCCCCGTTGCGTAATAATCACTCGCTAGATACTGCATGCTCATCACACCTTGTTACAATCCACCCACCGTCCCTAGACTTACCGGGAGCACCGCAAACTTCACAAGTACGTTCGCTCAGCATTTCTGCAAAGTGTACGTAGGCGTCTATAACCTCATCTCCCCCACTGTAGTAAAAACGCAGTCCACCGTACTTCTCTTTGACCTGGCTTGCAACTACTTGTGGGATTTCGGGTAGGACATCCACAATGCCCAGCTTAAGAGCAAAATCTAGCAGGCGGGGGTCGTTTCTGGTATATTCGAGCAGGGGCTCGTGGTTTCCATGAGCATACTCGTATAGAAGGTCATTTTTAGCCTTAATGCGCGCAATATCTTTGTTGCGGGAATCAATACGGTACTGAATAGCTAGGCAAAGTGTGTCGATAAGATTATACCAACCATTATCGCATTCAAATCCCCAAGCCATACAAGTAGTTATGGGATCACCATACCGATCTGCAAAGATCAGCGGGTATTTCTCACAAAGTGCTTTATCTAGTTCTTGTTTCATTGTTTTTATCCAAAAGTTGGGTTATTCATAATAGTAGCATCAATCTAACCAAAAGTCAAGAACTATTTTTTAAACACCATAAAAAATCCCCCTAGTTAAAACTAGGGGGACTTATTTGCTACGTTCTAGTAAACACTTCGTTGGTATCTCGTAGGTGTTGAATTGATGCGGGGACTTTATTATACTCACGGTCAATAAAGCCATACTTTGCAAAAACATTTAGGATCGTAAAGAATATAGATGCTGCCCAAAGCATCGAACCTTCTATAAGACCGTTAAATGCCCAGGCCATACCTTCATGGACTAGAAGAATCTCTAGGACCACAAGACCCAGAGCCAACACTCCGATAACTACGGAACGAAACGTTTTCTTTAGCTCTATCATCTTGCCAAGAGCTTCAGAAAGAAGCCCTGAGAAAATTACTAGAACAAAGGTTAGAGCAGTCACCTGTTCCCAGGCAAGACCCTTATCAAGAAGACCTAGAACGCTAAATAGTACTGCTGCTGGAGGTAATAGGTGAGGGCCAACCAAGGTTATTGATTGGGTCACACTATTCATAACTTTTTGCATTTAGTACTCCTAAAGTACTGTCCCTATGACAATACTAAAAGGAGCAGTATTTCTACTGCTCTAGTTATTATTGTCCTTTAAGGGTTGTCATCAGTAGGTTAATTTGCTCAAGCAATTCACGAGCTGCTTTTACATTTTTTGCAAACTTTGCTGCTTCTTCTTTCAGCAGAACAAGTTCTTCGGTAACCGCCATACGTTTCTCCTCTATGGAAACCTAATGTACCCCATCTTAAGAACAGAGTCAAGAACTATTTTTCAGTCCCACAAGGCTTCATAGTATTTTGCAAACAATCTGCGACCATTCTGCTTGCGTGCCTGGTGCACTGCATATGCTGCCGAGTCGAAATAATGAGCAGGTTTGCTAGGATCTTCTTTACCGAAGACTAGCTTGCCACCGTCCATTTTCATGCTGAGATTATCGGTATTATGATGAAATAGATCTTCATCATCAAATGTGTTTTGTTCAAAAGCCCAGATCATTTCTGCCATGATCCAGTCCCAACGAGCTTCGTGAAGATTGTCTGTATCCCACTCGTTTTCTTTAGGGGCTGCGGCTGTAGACCGCAAATTCTCTGGAACATCCTCATCGTCTGTGTATGGACAGCCGTGATTAGTTTCTTTTAGTTGAACCAGGAGGGGATGAATAATAAGAGCTAATGTATGATCAAGGCTCCATGTATCATATGGGTCTAGCTCAACTTTAATCTCTCTTTCCCCTTCGTCAGGGTAAGGTCCCATATAGATTTTCATTTTGTTTCCTTTGTATAAAGCACCACTTTATAACGGTTCCAAATCTTAGCAGCTTCAAGCGCTTCCTCTTTGGTATCATAAGTTACTACACGTTCATTTTCTGTTACGTATAGTTCATCATTCCCTAACGGAACTTTAATGGCCCAACGAGACCAATTGTCAATCTGTTCTCTTGTTAGCATTTTGTTTCTCCTTGCGTGAGGGCGGACAGAGCCTTAGCCCGCTGCTCTTTGTAGTAGTCGCTCTGCGACGCATCGCCGGGGTACTCTCCGTTCCAGCCTTCGCCAGAGGCCATGAAGCCTGCATCGAACGCCGCCTCTTTGACTTCCCGCACGGCGTCCAACAGGCGGAGGAGGGTGGCGCGGTCGGTGTGGGCATTTTCAGCATCAATAGGGCTAAGGTAGCCATGTATATAGCCGCCGTCCGCCACCTCATGCCGCGCCCTGATGGCTTCCAGTTCGTCCAGTGTGTGTGTCATAGCTATCGTTCGTCCTGTGCTATGCAGCTCTTGCCGCAGTTGTGCTGCCCTGTTTCCGAGATACCGATGCCACTGACGCCAATAAACTCGCGGCCTGTCTTTGCATCGGTAATGACATAGATGCCGCGCCTATCGTTGTAGGCAATATCGTCAACAAAGACGGCAACTCGCTCAACGGTGAACCGGCTGTTTGTTGTGACGGCCTCCACCTCCGGTGCTGCCTTTTGCATCTGAATTGTCGGGTCCGGCCCACATCCCGCAAGCATTGCCAGCAACCCAATTGTAAGCGTTTGTCTCATTTCCGTTCCTTCCATTTCACTGTTCCATCAAACTTCCGCGAGCCTCTAAACCCCGCGCTCGTATTGCTTCCAGTTCGTCAGTCATGTCAGGTTCCTTTCAGTGCTGCGCGGGCTTCCGCACGGAGCACAAATTCGTCGCCGTCGTTCATCGGATTGGCGATATTTTGCAGCGCTGCCTCCAGTCTCTCGACCCTATCCAGCAGCCCCGGAAGCGCGTTGATCGCGGCGACAATGAGGGCGGCGTCTGCATCGACTTCTGGTCGCTGCGTTATGCTCTGCTGATCATAGACAAGCTGGCAAACATACTGGCCGGTGGCGCCCGAAAAAATGCACGGATCATCGAGTTTGTTATACGGTATGTTTTTTGTCTGCCACGGCCTTTGAGTGGCCTCGCTGAGTAGCGCTCGCAGTTCGTCCAGTGTG